CGGTGTGGAGCGGGGCGGCTTGCCCTTGCACCCTCTACCGCAAGGGGGGGTCACCCTTGCCCGGTGTGGGGCGGCGGTGTACCCTGTGCGGCGGTGTGGAGCGGGGCGGCTTGCCCTTGCACCCTCTACCGCAAGGGGGGGTCACCGCCCCGCCGCCGCCCTTGCCAAAGGCAAAAGAAAGGCGGGGGCATACGCCCCCGCCGTTGTGCGGTGTCTGTTCAGTTTTCGGCGGTCATTTCCCGCCACATATCCGGGGTAAAGCCGATTTTTTCGGCCTTTGCCTGTACCTGACGCAACACCCGCCCTACATTGTTCGGGTCAATCCCCAAGTATGTCCCGATAGCTTTCTTGCCGTATCCTCTCATTCTCAGGTTGATAACGGTTAGCTGACGGTCAGACAGGGCAAGGGCGGCAAGGGTGCTTTCGTAGCTCCTGACGGTTTCACGGTCGGCGGTGTAGTGGGTACTACCTGCGGGAAAGGCGGCGGGGGCTCCTGCGGTGTTGCTATGGTCGGCCACGGCATAGCCGCCCAAATCGGCATACTTGCCAAGTCTGAGATAAATGGTGTCCAGTCCGTCGGCGGTCAATTCCTCTATGTAAGTATAGCCGTTGCGGGGGTCAGTCTGCACCGCGCGGCTGTTCTGAATGGCCCGGCGTACTTCCTTGTATACCTCTTGAATGGGTGTTGCTTCCTCTTCCCTGTAGGCGGCGGTATCGTCACTCTTGATATACACCTTGCGGGAAAGTCTGCGGACGGTGTACGGGGTATCAAGCCAAGGGGCGGCGGGGTCGGCATGGTCGGCGGCCTGTTCTAACAGGGCGGCGGCGGCGGTGTTCACAAGGTCGATACCATCGGACAGGGTTTCTCCGATTAACTCCCCAAAGGCGGCAAGGGCGGCACTGTCTGCGGTTTCCGTCACGGTGTCCCCGTCCGCATTGTAGCGGGTGCAAGTGGCCTTGTCTGCGGCGGTGTGGGTGTTGTCCAGTAGGTGCAAGTCGTGGAAAATGCCCCTTTTCAGGTTGACCAATGCGGGATTAATTCCGCTGTTGCTGACGGTGTCACGGGTGGCGGCGTCCTTGCGCTGAGGGTCAATGCACTTGTTTACACAAGCGGCGGCGATAGCGGCTGACAAGTCCAGCAGGGCGGCGGTGTAGTCCATGCCCCCGGTGTACCCCTGTTCAAAGTCCCGTTTGAGGGTTTCAAAGTCCTTGCGGGTTTCCGTGGTGGTGGCGGTGGTGTTGGTGGTGTTTTCCATGTTCTGTCCTTCCTTTCTTGACGGTGGCGGCGTGTGGTGTTGGTGTGGTGTTGGTGCCGCCGTGGTGGTATCTGACACGAACATACTACCACACCCCCGGCATACTGTCAACACAATTTCTCTGTCTTTGCCATAGCCTACCGCAAAGGGGTCACCCGTCCCCCGTGGCTGTCATGTGCCGCCGTTGTGCCGTGGTGGTCTATGTTGCAATTTCCCACTATGCAACATAGGGGGGTGGTTATGGTCTTTTCACCCCCTTGCACCCTTGCCAACTGTAGTAGTCGCTTCATCTCCCACACAACACCTTAAAAAACATCCGTCCACACCAAACCATTGATATTACTGACTTTTCAAAACATAGCCCCAGTCAGATATTTTTGGTTAAGCCTTTTGCGTGAAGCTGATCCTCTCCAGAAGAATAAGGTAAACAAAGAAAAAGGCTTAACAAAGCAACATTGACTTTGGCCTTAAAATCATCAGAAAAATACAGCAAAAACTATTTAATTATGTTGACAATGCTAACACTTTTTGCTATAATATAATAAAAGTTGAACATAATAAAATAGAACGAAAGGAAGTTGAAACTACATGGCAAAGGTGATCCAGTTCATCCCACGATCAGAGACACCAGAAGACAAGTCGATAGACATGGCAGCTATCCGCTCCAATGTCCGTAAGCTCAAAGCTGGCCTGATCTCCCCTGCTACCGAAGACACATCCTATGAGCTGGCAGCCGAGCATACCTCTGAGCCAATCAAGGATATGGATGACATCATTAGGATCTCCAGATACCTCATAGAGAACAAACGCTACAGAGACAACATGCTCTTCATCGTAGGCATCAACTTTGGCTTACGGGTTAGCGATTTGCGAGTTCTCCGCTTCAGTCATCTTATCAATGATGAGTGTGTGTTCAGAGATAACTTCGCTATTCTGGAGAAGAAGACTAAGAACACTCGTAAACACCAACGCAATCGCTACATCACAATCAACACGGCAGTCATTGAGGCTGTCACCCTGTACCTTGAAAACACACCTGATGTTAAGCTCAGTGATTACATGTTCCGATCTGAGAGCAACCGTGGATCTGGTGAGAACCAGCCAATCCATCGTAACTCCATCGATAGAATCATGAAGGGTATCGCCAAAGATTTAGGACTTGGTAATAAGATGGCAACCCATTCACTACGAAAGACCTTTGCTTACCATCAGATGGTAATGAGTGGTAACGACCCCCGTAAGCTCCTGCTTCTTCAAAAGATGTTCGGACATAGCACTGCTGCACAGACTCTTGATTACATTGGAATCACTGGCGAGGAAATCGAAGAGGCTTATAGAAAGCTGAATCTTGGTAGCGAGACTCATAACTACCTGGTTGACAGCAACCTAATTGAGAAAGAGTTTACCGCCGGATAAGACCACATAACCTAAGTTTTGCACCTTGAAAATTGAATAAGACAGCACCTACAACAACAGCCTTGAAACCATGTTTTGTACGCTACTGGTGTACAAAATAAAAAATTAGGCCTTGTGGCACAAGGGCTACAGGCTCACAACTTATTAAGTATAATAAGTCTCCTGCGGAGACCCATCAAACGGACAAAGCGGATGCTTGCATCCGATGATACAAACGCAAACGCGTCCCCGGTTTGGTGTACAAGATTTTTTAAGTAGACAATACTAACAGAAAGGTGGTGAGATTTACTTGAGACACATTACGATTGTGGATGCCAGGATGGGTAGAGGAAAGTCGTCAGCTGCCATCCGATATATGAACCGATTCAAAGGAGAGCGGTGCTTTCTTTATATCACTCCATATCTTACAGAGGTCGATCGCGTATGTGAGCTGTGTGACTTTGAAGAACCAAACTGTGACTACATGAGTAAGTCTTCCCAGCTTAAGGCTATGATGAGACGCAGGGTCAACATTGCATCAACGCATTCGTTGTTCACACTAATGGATGATGAAGCTCTTGATTTGGCGAGAGAAAACGGATACAGCTTAATTATCGACGAGAGTATCCAGGTCATTCAGAGTGTAGCGGTATCTCCAAAAGATAGGGAGATCTTGTTGGCTCACTTGATGGAAGTAAACGAAGATGGTTCTATCTCCTGGGCAGACGCCGACTATGAAGGAAAGTTCGAGGGATATAAGGAGATGGCCGACAACGGCACTCTTTATCATTGCGCCGGGACTTTATACGAAGTAATGAATCCAAAGCGATTTTTGCCGTTTGATGAAGTGTTCATGTTGACATATTTGTTTGATGGACAGCTCCAGAAAGCATATTTTGACTACTATGGGTTCGACTATACAGTAATCGGTGTAGAGCATGATGATCGAGGGTATTACTTTTCTGACCGCCCGGACTCCCCTCCCCCAATTGATTATTCAAGCCTTATCAACATTATTGGAGAGGGTGACAGGGTTGACGCAAGAATGAATGATATTGGGAATGGCCGCACAGCCCTCTCTGCAAGTTGGTTCAAAAGACGCGGTAGAACGCATGACGATGTTAAAACGCTTAAGCGAAACATGAGAAATTTCTTTGATTGTAAGACAGACAGCCGATCCGAGACACGCCTTTGGACAACATTCAAGGATAGTGAGGAGTGGCTGCTCGGTACAAAAAACAGATACGCATCGAATTTCCTTTCCCTCAATGCTCGTGCAACCAATGCGTATAAGAACGCGGACTGCGTTGCGTATCTTGTAAACAGGTTCGTTGATCCGAATATTGCTAAATTTTTTGCGACAAAAGATATCCAGATTGACTCTGACCAGTTTGCATTATCAGAGATGTTGCAGTTTATTTGGCGAAGCGCAATAAGAGATGACAAGAAGATCAGCCTATACATACCAAGCCGCCGCATGAGAGAGCTGCTTATTGGATGGATAAAAGAAACAAGTAATGGAGGTAACTATAAGTGAAGAGAAGATTTGATGATATGACTACATGGGGCGGCTCGGAGCCCTATGCTGATAATACGTACGACTACCCAACTATGGACAGCTCAGATGATGAGATCGAAGCATTTATTGAACAAGAGCGTAGTGAGTTCTATCGAGCGTGGTATAGCTATGTTAGAGACTTTGAGTAAAGTATTCTTTTTTTGATTATACTAACATAATTAAATAAATCGCAAAGAGGTGAAGAACACTGGCTAAGCAATTAACATGTCAGAAGTACATCTATAAGTTGCACAGCAGTCGGCTGCGCAAAGCGAAGTGGAACCTGACCTTACCTATCGCAGAAGCTCGCCGGAACGATGAACTGATTTCTTTGGCCGACAGCCAGGTGCTTCGATGGTTAGATGAACTGAATGGAATTACAGATGCAGATGATAAAGCTCGTGCAATCAAGGCAGAAATACGCCGACTTCGTAAAGAGCAGAGCAGTTTGCAGAATAGACGCCAAATCAAGAAGTTGTATGAGCAACTCGACCTTATCCAGTTCAAGCCAGACTATCTGTGCATCATTATGGATAGAGAAAAAGATTATATAAGGGCCTGTAGGGGGTTTACTATAAACGGTATCCGTTATCATAGATTGCTTGGTACAAACGGTGGAATTAAGAATGAGACCATTGTGTTTGTAAGTGATCGGCACGGAGACGAGCTCCGACGCCGTATTGATAACGGTCGTGACCTAACAAAAGAAATGGTGCCAGCTAAGTTAGAGGCATACAAAGCATTGACATGTAGTGCATCAAACCCAGTATCTATGCCGAACGGCATTCTTGTTGTTAATGATTGTGAAACAAAGTTCTTGGCAGATATTATTTATATTAACGACGAAATGGACGGAGAGCCGTTCATGGAAGAACGCCATGGCGTAATGGTCGACTTGAATGAGTCGGATGGATATGGCGTTATGCTCCCATCTTTGGCTGATAGATGGGCTGAAGAAATCGGTATTGATTATCGCCCAAGCGGTGTTAATACAAGATTCGCATGGGAAAAGGGAATGGTTTTTTGCTTTGACTTTTTGGAGTTTGCAGAAAAGATAGCTGGTAGTTATATGGTCAAAGACGCATGGGGAAACGACAAAGATATCCGTGATGTTGAATTGATTTTAACTACATCAATGGTGAAGCTATGGGACTCCTACCAGAGTTGCGATGATTATGTTCGCAATTGTACAGATAACGGGTACTCTTTTGGCATTGCAAAGGTGTGTCCACGAGTTCTTGAGTCAGAACGCAATTTGAACTACCAATTTATCCAAAGTTATTCATTGACTGACGATGACATTGATGAACTAATTGCTCCGACCATGAATGAGATTAGAGATATCTTGTATGCAGATTATCACAAAACTGTCTTATTCTTAAAGGGCATGGGCATAAACGAAGACAATGTAGAGAGTATTGAGGATGATTACATAAAAGCACTAATGGTTGAACCCAAGATGATTGATGACCCATATGTCCAAAGCAAGGTGTTCCAGCTTATCAAGAATAGAATCAACGAGGCAAAGGTCGGTGTCATCAAAGTACATGGCAACTACTCTATCGTGTCTGGAGACCCATACTCCTTATGCCAGAGTATTTTTGGTATGGAAGTAACCGGAATCTTAAAGTCTGAAGAGATCTACAACGGATATTGGGTGGAGCAAGGGGCAGAACGACTCGCGTGTTATAGAGCTCCAATGACATGTCATAACAATATCCGTTCTGTTACGGTTAATCACTCCGAAGAGGCAAAGCATTGGTATCAATATATGAATACCTGTACCGTATTCAATTCATGGGACACTGCTGCGCACGCACTTAATGGTATGGATAAAGACGGAGACCTGGTAATGCTGACAGATAATCGTGTCCTGGTGGATAATCTGCGACAGCTTCCTGCATTGATGTGTGTGCAGCGCAAGGCAAAGAAGAAGATTGTCCAAGAGGAAGACTTTATTCGTGCCAACATCGATAGCTTTGGCGATGATATTGGAAAAACGACCAATAGAATCACTTCTATGTTTGAAGTGCAGGCTAAGTACCCAGAGGATAGCGAGGAATACAAAATCCTTGACTACCGCATTAAATGCGGACAGTTATTCCAGCAAAATGCTATTGATAAGGCAAAAGGTATTATTGCAAAGCCAATGCCCAAAGAATGGTTTGACCGCCATCACGCATTGATGATTGAAGATCCTGAAAAGCGCCGTATTTATCTTTCCATCTTGGCGGATAAGAAGCCGTACTTCATGCGGTACATCTACCCAGATTTAATGAAGCAATATAATACATACATAAAAAATACCGATAAAAAAGCTCAGCGTGAGTTCTCAATGTCAATTGATGAGATGTTAGAGAAACCGCAGGAAGAACTTAGCGAACATGAGCAAGAGTTCATCCATTATTATTTGAGTTGTATGCCGGTCGGAATTAGCGATTGTGTAACCAATCGAATTTGCCGCCGGTTTGAAGAGGCGTTCGACGGATATGTTGGCAAACACAATTCTGAGACAGAGTTTGACTACACGATTATGAAGAGCGGCGTGGAATATAGTCGTTCACAGTACAACTCTATCTTACGGTTGCTGGAGGATTATAATCGCCGGATCAGAGATTACACTGTGTTTGCCAGCAGAGAACGAATCGATAGTGACGAGATGATATCGCACATGTATATGATGAAGATTGAGTTTAGAAACGCCTGTGATGCGGTCTGCTCTAATTCACAGAGCTTGTGTGACATCTTACTGGATATCTGTTATCAGAGAAGCTGCACAAAGCGTTTTGCCTGGAGTATGTGTGGAAAAGAAATTATCGGCAATCTCTTACAGAAAAACGGTAATCGTATCCACTTCCCTGTTTTAGACCAGGAAGGAAACATTGAGTTCGGTGGTAAAAGATTTTCGTTTAGTGAAAAAGAGATTGGAGTGATTGAGTGAGTATTGTATTGAATGAACGCGAGTGGGCAGAAAATGCTATCACAAGTCGTCAACTTGGTAAGAAGCCAGTGGAAACATTGAGCCGTGTCGCACGGTATTATTGCCAGTGTGAAAAATATAAGAAGAAAGAGGTTCGTGGCAAACTGGAGGACTTTCTCCTCCAGTGCGACCCCGGCGTAATTTTGGTCAAGTGGAGTGACACCATCGATCGAATCGTCAGATCTTCTGATAAATTCCCCTTGATTGAATTAGAAGGAATTGACATCACAGAGGCAGAGCTGCAGACGGTTAGGTCTTTGGACGGCAAGCAGCTGCAGCGTCTTGCCTTTACTCTTCTATGTGTGGCTAAATATTGGGACGCAGCGCAAGAGAAGAATAACGGGTGGGTGAACACATCCGACAAAGAAATTATGAAAATGGCGAATATCAACACATCCATCAAAAGGCAAAGCCTTATGCTTCACGAAATGAAGAATGCAGGGTTGCTTAGATTTAGCAAGCGAGTTGACAGCTTGAATATCCAGGTGAAGTTTATTAGGGCGAACAGTCCTGTCGCCATACATATTACTGATTTTCGCAATCTTGGCAACCAGTATCTTCTGTATTGCGGAGAACCATACTTTCAGTGTGCGAATTGCGGATTGACCATTAAGAAAAAAAGTAATGTTCATAAGTATTGTTCTGACTGCGCTGCTGAGATGTATATTAAAAAATCAGTTGAGTCCGTTATGAGACAAAGACGAGCAGCAGAATAATTGAGTATACATAGGCAAGGAAATAGTGCTTGCTATGCCTATTTCACGGCATTAGAATTCATACAGTTTGAAACTAAAAAAAGCCTACATCCATTGTGCGACAATGGATGTAGGCGCACTTGATGAGTGCTTTAACTTGAGAGAAAATATACACTTTTGTCTCGACTTTTGTATAGTAAAATTTTGGAACAAAGGATGATGAAAATTGATCGCGATTACACTTAGCGAGAAGAACGCAATTCATGAGAAGTACCCGAATGTCCACATTGTAAGAACAATGAAACAGGATTCAAAACGACACCATTATTATTGCGTGGAGGACAAGCGTGTCATGCAGCTCCTTGGCAGTTTGCGCGGAGAACCGGAGCGTCCTCGTAGAAAGGGAGTGTGACCTATAGCTAAAACAGTAGCGAGCTTTAAGGAGATGCGTGATATCGTGATTGGCAAGCTCGTTGACCGAACCATTGACGAAGATTACGCAGAGCTAAGCGAGCGTCTGTTTGGTGAGGGCAACTGCTTCAATTCAAGCGAAGTTAGAAAGAGAATGTATGGAATGAAAGCCATGATCGATATGATCGATAAAGACTCAGAGTTCTCCATCCAAGATTCAAGTATCTTGTCTGAATTGGATAAAAAAAAGATTGAGTTGCAAAAGGAACGACAAAAGTTTTTTGACCAGCGTAATGCTTTCAACAAGATTGTTCGTGATAGATCCAGGCAGGAAGAGTTAAACGAAATACTTGTTGAAGCCGTACAATCAGGTAATCTTCCACAACTCAATTATGAGCATAACTTCATTGAGCCTTCTGATAATGACATACTGGTTAGTCTTAATGATATCCATTATGGAGCCAATGTTAAGAATTATTGGAATACATATAACTCAGATATTTGCCGTCAGATGATGTGTAGATATTTAGATCGCATCATTTCAATTGGTAAAACGCACGGAAGTGAGAACTGTATCGTATGGGCAAACGGTGATGAGATTAGTGGTAATATACACCAATCGATAACCGTCACTAACAAGGAAAATGTGATTGAACAAATCAAAGGCGTATCCGAGTTAATCTCTGAATTTTTGGCAGAACTAAGCAAACACTTTCGGCAGGTCGTATTTGTAAGTGTTGCTGGAAACCATAGCAGACTTGATCCGAATAAAGATCGCGCTCTTGTAAGCGAACGATTGGACGATTTGGTTGAGTGGTATCTTGGTGCAAGATTGCAGAATTTCGACAATGTTCAAATTGGAGTTGGCTCTGAAAAGATTGATGAAACAATGTATTTAATCGATATTCGTGGAAAAACCTATTGTGGTATTCACGGAGATTTCGATGGAAGCGCAAGTAAGGTTCAGTCTTTGCAGACAATGGCACGAAAGCCTCTATATGCCGTTCTGTCTGGTCATCTTCATCACAATAAAACAGATGAGGTACAAGGCGTTAAGACAATTATGGCCGGAAGTTTCCTTGGTATGGATGACTATTGTGTGCAGAAAAGAATTGTTGGCAAGGCCGAACAGATTGTCTGCGTATGTGATGAATATGGTGTCCGTTGCGTATACGATATTCCTCTTCAGTAACTACACTACCGGGCTACCCTTTCTGGGTAGCCCTTTTATATTCCCCTTTAGCTCAGATGGTAGAGCACTTGGCTGTTAACCAAGGTGTCGTTGGTTCGAACCCAACAGGGGGAGCCATATGGCGACATCGACGAATTGGTATAAGTCACCTGCCTCTCAAGCAGGAGGTTGTGGGTTCGAGCCCCACTGTCGCTACCATATGGGAGAATGGCAGAGCGGTCAATTGCACCTGACTGTAAATCAGGCGCCTTCTGGCTTCGATGGTTCAAATCCATCTTCTCCCACCACATTGCGGGATAGAGGAGCGGTTTCCTTGACGGCCTCATAAGCCGTAGACGCCGGTTCGAATCCGGCTCCCGCAACCATTTTTATGCCACGGTAGCTCAGCTGGTAGAGCGCTTGCCTGAAGAGCAGGGCGTCGGCGGTTCAATCCCGTCCTGTGGCACCAAATAATATAAACGAAAGCGAGGTGGCTGTAGTGCCAAGAAAGACAAAGCAAAATGACATCACAAGCCCTGAGCTTTTGATGCAGATCAACCCAGATAACCAACGATTAAAGCAGGATTTTATTGCTTATTTGCAATCTGTGCAAAGAAGCTCAAAAACAATCAACGGGTATTCTAACGACATAGATATTTTCTTTGTTTGGAATCTTTTACATAACGGGAACAAGTTTTTCCAGAAGATCTCAAAAAGAGACTACGCTGCATATCAGTTTTGGCTTATCAACGAAAATGGAAACTCTCCTGCCCGTGTTCGCAGATTAAAGTCCGCTATCTCGTCTATGAGTAACTATGTAGAAAACATTCTCGACGATGAGGACGATTTCAAAGGGTTCCGTTCCACAATCAGAAAGATAGAAAGCCCAGCAATGCAACAGGTGCGAAAGAAAACAATTTGGAGCGATGAGGAACTTGACAATCTGCTCAACACGCTATCTGCTGGAGGGAAAAATAAAAAGGCGTGTATGCTTGCTCTTGCTATGTGCAGCGGAAGACGAAAGGCAGAGCTGTGCCGGTTTAGAGTCGATGACTTCAAAGACGAGAATCTTGTATGCAGCGGTGCGCTGTATAAGACCAGTGAGCCAATTCAAACGAAAGGGTTTGGTCTTGGAAAGTATATTTATTGTTACACGCTGGCCAAAAAATTCAAGCCTTATCTGGATGCTTGGCTGAAAGAACGCGATGAGCTTGGCATCCAAAGCAAGTGGCTTTTCCCATCAAAAGATGATCCATCTGAACAAATTAGCGATACAACCCTCAACAGTTGGGCGGCAACATTTAGCCGTATGACTGGTGAGGATTTTTATTGGCATTCGTTGCGACATTATTTTACAACTCACCTTGCTAAGGCAGGTCTTCCTGATGGCGTAATCCAAGAAATTGTCGGATGGGAGTCTGCGGATATGGTTCGTGTCTACAAAGACATGAGTGCCGAGGAGCAGATTGCTCAATATTTCGGTGAGGATGGAGAAATCAGAACCGATGTGCAGCGGTCAATTTCCGACCTGTAATTGAAAGGATGAACGAAAAGGATGAATGTATATAAGAGCGATTTTATTAAGCAGCTTATGGAAAAATACAACTACACAAAATCATCTGCTACAAGCGTGGTAGATGATTTCTGGAGTGTTTTAACAGAAAATCTTGAGCAAGGTAATGCTGTATTTTTCTATGGATTTGGCTGTTTCGACATTATTGAGCGCAAAGCCAGAAGCTGTATTAACCCGCAAACAAAAGAACGATGCAGCGTTCCGGCGCATTGGGTTCCCCGTTTTTATCCAGGCAATACGATCAAGCGTGCTGTAAAGAAGTGGGAAGATAATGAAAAGAGGGGGTTGTCGTAAATGGCTGATGCCCCAAAGCGAAAGAGACTTGAAAAAGTACAACAGGATAATCTTCCCGTGAGTAATCAAAAGTTTTATTGCTACCGATGCGGAATGGCATTCAGCAGACAGAAGGGGTACTTCCCTGTTAGCCATAGCCCTATGTATCGTGGCATCGGATACTTACCATTTTGCAATGACTGTATCGATACGCTGTTTGATGAGTATAGGCAATCGCTTGGAAGCGATCGTGAAGCTATGCGTAGATTGTGTATGAAACTCGATTTGTATTGGCACGATAGCATATTCGATATGGTAGAGAGAACTGCCGGAGTGAACTCCAAAGTCCGAAGCTATATTGGAAAGACCAATATCATCAGATATATCGACAAGTCTTACGATGATACGGTTGAAGAGGAAGAGCGAAATGGTATTGCTGCTGCAAGGCAAGAAGAGCGCGTTCAAACAGGGTATTTGCCAGAAGATGACGCCCAAGAAGAAAATATCGATATCCCGGAGGATGTTATTTTATTCTGGGGGCCTGGATATACGCCAAAGATGTATTTAGAACTTGAGGAGCGCAAGAAATATTGGCTCTCACGCTTCCCTGTTGGGTACAACTTTGACATTGGAGAAGAGGCATTGATTCGACAGATCTGTAATCTTGAGATTGATATCAATCACGACAGAGCTGCTGGCAAGTCTATCGACAAAAATGTTAATACATTAAATACGCTGCTTGGTAGCGCAAACTTGAAACCCGCTCAGAAAAAGAGCGAAGAAGCCGACGCTGAATTGGATAATATGCCATTTGGAGTTGGCATTAGAAAGTGGGAGAATACGCGCCCAATTCCTGAGCCAGACCCAGAACTGCAGGATGTGGATGGTATTGTCAGGTATATTTCTATTTGGTTCCTTGGGCATCTATGCAAAATGCTTGGAATCAAAAATACATATTGCAAGCTATATGAAGATGAGATGGAGCGCCTTCGTGTAAAGACTCCAGAGTTCGAAGACGAAGACGACGAATCTATGTTCAATAATATCTTTAGCGGAGATCCATCCTAAGCAATGAGCAGACATGACCGTGTTTTGGAGGGCATTGCAGCGTGGGCTGGGTACTACCGATGTAACCCACATCGATTTGCAAAAGACTATCTTCACTTAGACTTGCATCTATTTCAAAAAATACTGCTTGTGATGATGAACTCATGTACATCGTTTGTTTTCATCGCAAGCCGTGGTTTGGGCAAGACTTTTTTAAGCGCCATATTCTGTTGCATACGGTGCATCTTGTACCCAGGTACAAAGATCTGCATCGCCTCTGGTACACGAGGGCAGAGTATCAATGTTTTGGAAAAGATTCAGACAGAGCTCAAGCCAAATTCTAAGGAACTTGCAAATGAGATAGACGAAAAAGAAACGAAAATTAACGGCACAAATGCACAGATTGTTTTCAAGAATGGTTCGTTTATCAAGGTTGTTACCGCAAGCGATAATGCACGAGGAAACAGAGCAAATATTTTGTTGATTGATGAGTATCGTATGGTGTCCAAAGATGTTATCGACACTATTCTGCGCAAGTTCCTGACTAACCCACGCCAGCCGCGCTATCTGAAGAAACCAGAGTATAAGCATCTAAAAGAAAGAAATAAGACATTATATCTGTCTTCTGCCTATTTCAAAGACCACTGGTCATATACAAAGGCTGCTGATAATTGCCGGTTCATGCTTGATGAAAAGCGAAAGGACTTTGTTTGCGGATTCCCATATCAGCTTGCAATGACAGAGGGACTGCTGTTTGAAGAAGATGTAGCAGACCAGATGGCCGAATCAGACTTTAGTGAAGTAAAATGGAGCATGGAGATGGATGCCATGTTCTTTGGCGATTCCGATGGAACATTCTTTGACTTCAACTCGATTTCAAAAAATAGGCGAATCAAATATCCAATGTTACCGGACAAGCTGGCTTCAAAGCTGGGCAATAGTCAAAAGGTAAAAATCCCGCCAAAGCAAAATGGAGAAGTAAGAATTCTTTCTGCCGATATTGCTTTGATGTCAAGTAAGAAACATAACAATGACGCATCTGCTATTTTTATAAACCAGCTCCTCCCAACAAAAGTTGGGCGATATTCGAGTAATATTGTTTATTGCGATGGGGCGGAAGGTCTGCACACCGAGGATCAGGCTCTTATGATTCGTCGATTGTATGAAGAGTTCCAGTGCGACTACATCGTTCTGGACTGTGTGGGTATTGGTCTTGGTGTTTATGATGCACTTGTCAGAGAAATGACAGACCCAGAAACTGGTGATATTTACCCTGCACTTACATGTTGCAACAACCAAGAGATGGCAGACAGATGTACCGCTAAGGGTGCTGAAAAAGTTATCTGGGCAATAAAGGGAAATCCAACCCTAAACTCTGAATGTGCTGTTTTATTGCGTGAAGGGTTCAGGAGCGGTAAGATTCGCCTTCTGATGACAGAGTATGATGGCGAAGCGTTGCTTGGAGAGATTCGTGGATACTCATCACTCAACCCTCCAGAAAGATTATCTTTGCAAATGCCGTATGTCCATACCACCTTACTTATCAATGAGTTGGTCAAACTGCAGCATGAAGAGGTTGGTGGTAAAGTTAAGATTCACGAAAAGAGCGGAATGAGAAAAGACCGCTACTCAAGCCTAAGTTATAACTTCTATGTTGCAACGCAACTTGAGGCAAAGCTCAGCAAAAAAATGAACGATGGCTTTAATATGAATGATATTTTTGTGTTCAAGCCACCTAAAAATCATATACGGAAAGGTGGTGGGCGTTGATTGTCTAATGGAAGAAAAAGACCGCAGTCACATGTCGGTAAGCCGGCACGAATTGGCGGGCAGACACAAAAAAGTGTATCCGAAGCAAAGAATGATTCCGTAAACAATATGAGAACAGCAAGTGTATTCAGAGTTCCAGAGAGATTTGCGGTGTTAAACAAACTTATCACCAGAGATTTGAATGGGAACTACAGCACTCCCACCTTTTCTCTCTACACTAAGGATGATATCAATACATACTTGCAGAACCCGTACAACTATGAACAGCAAATCCGTAAGGCGGTTACATACATTTACGGGGCAAGCTCTCATTTCCGGCGACTGATTCAGTATTTCACATCATTGTCCGATTTGGCATATGTGGTGTCTCCGAACAGAATCGACCCTGCGACATCAAAACCAAAGAGCGTCAATCGAAATTATCGGAAGGTTCTAAATGCCTTAACGGCAATGAACATTAAAACACAGTTCCCAAAAATTTTGACCGTGTGTTTGCGTGAAGATACATTTTACGGAACAATGTGGGTCACAAATGATAATATCACGATCCAGCAGCTCCCATCAGATTACTGTGCAATTTCTTCTATTGAGGGCGGTGTGTTAAATGTTACATTTAACTTCTCGTATTTCGATAGTAGATCTGGCTATCTTGATTTCTACCCTCCAGAATTTCAAAAGAAGTACCAGGTTTATCAGGGAGACCGGAGTGGATCTAAATGGCAAGAGCTTGACTCTCCAACATCGTTTGCCATCAAGTGTAACAACGATATTTTGGATTATTCTATTCCTCCATTTGTTGGAGTGTTGAGAGAAATTTATGATATCGAAGACTATAAGCAGCTTAAGCTGACCAAGACAACACTTGAGAACTATGCCATGCTTGTCATGACACTCGGTATTAACGAAAATGGCGAGTGGCAGATGGATCTTGACAAGGCAAAAGAGTTCTGGCGCAACCTTGACGCAGTTTTACCGGAGGAGATCGGCTCAGTCCTCTCCCCTATGCCAATCAACAAAATCAGTTTTGAAAAGTCAAACACTGGAGACACGGACACGATTGCTGATGCAGAGGAAAATATGTTCACATCTGCTGGTGTATCCAGTTTGCTATTCAACAACGATAAGGCGTCCGCAAATGCGCTTGCTCTTTCTATTAAGTCAGACCAAGCAATCACATTTGGCATCGTAAAAAGTATTGAGGAGATGGTAAACAGATATATCCAGAGCCAGAGTTTTGGTAAGAATTTCAAGGTAACCTTCCTTGATTGTAGCCCATTTAACCGTAAAGAAATGGGAGAGATGTATCTAAAGGCATGTCAGTTTGGTGTGCCTATGGTGTCATATTACTGTGCATCGCAAGGTCTTGGCCAAGCAGAACTTGATTGCATGAATTTCCTTGAAAATGATGTCCTTGAGATCAAGAAGAAGTTTATCCCTCTGCAGAGTTCTTCAACACAGTCAACATCTGATGGTACATCCGACAATGGTGGTGCTCCAGAAAAAGATGTTGGTGACTTAACTGACTCAGGTGAGCAGAGTCGTGAGGATGGTGATGATTGGTAATGGCCAATTTCATTTATGTGTTCAATGAGGAATCAAGAGATAAACTTTTAGACATGCAGTTCAAAATGCTGAAATCAGACGAGAATAACCATATTTATATCTTTGTCAATGATGGAAAAGGTAATTTTTCTATAGATGACATCAGCTATGTAATGTCAAATACATTGACATTCTGACCCGCCTTGAAACCAGGCGGGATTTATTATGCCCTAAAGGTGGTGAGATTTGTTTGAGCGAGCGAAATATGAGCATCGTATTTTCTTCCCGCTTTGACAGGCTGACCGAGTGTAACTCCTCTTTTGATAGAGGTGTTTTAAGAGTCTGTTATGTAGGAAGAAACCGCAATAACAGTTTCATCAGCAAGGAAACCTTTGAGCGCTGTATGCCAAGTATCTACAACTGCCCTATTGTTTGCAGATATGACAGAGAGGCAGATGAGATTGGCTCACATGATATGGAGGTTGTTAAACGGGAAGATGGGAGAGTTTCATTAGTAAACATCACTAATCCTGTTGGTGTTATTCCAGAAAGTGCGAGCTATTGGTGGGAAGAAATCGAAGAGGAAGATGGGTCTATCCACGAATATCTCTGTGTGGATGCGCTGCTTTGGAAGCGCCAAGAGGCGTATGAGAAGATCAAAGAAGACGGTATCACAGATGAATCTATGGAGATCAGTATTCAAGAAGGACATATGAAAGATGGCGTGTATGTGATCGAACAGTTTGAGTTTACCGCCTTCTGTCTTCTTGGTACAGCGGAGCCCTGCTATGAATCAGCAGCTCTGATGATGTTCTCTCGTGAGGATTTCAAGGCGCAGCTTGATGAAATGATGCGGGAATTTAAGGAAAGTTTTTCAACGGTACAACCCTCTAATGATGAGGTTGTCATACACCCACAAAATAATTCGGAAGGAGGAGAAGAAGCATTGGACGAGAAGAAAGCTCTCATGGCTCAGTATGGCCTGTCTGAGGAGATGCTTGACTTTAATCTTGACGACTTCTCCGTTGAGGAATTAACGGAAAAGTTTGAGGCAATGAAAAATGAAGGAGAGCCTAACCCGGTGGTCGAAAATACTGGCAAGAATTTCGCTTTGGCAGAACAGTTCCGAGAGGAGCTGATTAACGCTCTGAGTGAAGAGAAAGTAGACACCTGCTTCGGTGAAATGAGCCGTTATTGGTATATGGACTATGATGGCGAGGCAATGGAGGTTTACTGTTACGATCAGGAAGATTGGAAGCTCTATGGCTTTAGCTATTCTATGAATGGCGATCATGTTGTTGTTGACTTCAAAAGCAAGAAACGCAAGAAGTGTGCTATCGTCGATTTTGACGAGGGAGATCAGCAGACTGCATTCGCTATGGTCTATTCCATGATTTCTGCAAACTGGGCAGAAAACGAAAGCCAGTGGACGGCAAAATATCAGACTGCCTCCGACACGATTGCATCTATGGAGGCCGAACTCGGTGAACTGCGTCAGTTCAAGGAAAATATTGAGCAAAATGCAGCTGCACAGGAGCGCGAGGAACTCTTCGCTCAGTTCGAGGATCTGGTCGGAGTACCTGCCTTTGATGAGATTCGAGACAACTGCGGAAAGTATTCCATGGAGGAGCTCGAAGAGAAGTGTTACGCCATTCGTGGTCGTAAGCAAAGCGAGAAGTTTTCATTCCAGGGCGGTCAGAAGACGCCCAAACTGCCTGTCGAAAAGAACAACGATCCAACGCCAGAGCCTTATGGCGGCGTTTTCTCTGAGTTCGGCATTCGTCAGGGGTAATCAACATAATTAAATAATTCACAAGGAGGAATCAATTTATGGCTTATACAGTTATCCGCACCGACCTGATGAGCGGTACTAAGCAGCCTGCCGATCTGGTGTCCTTCCGTTTCTACGGTAGTGATAGCAATCCGGCAGAAATTGAAAATGGCGTTATTGTCAAGCTGCAGGGTTATGAAGATGGTGAGCGTGAGGTTATGAAGGCTATCGCCGCTACCAGTAGTGATAGCCTGAACGACTGTGCAATCGCTGCTGGCGTTGAGGTTATGTACGATGAGCGCAAGAAGAACCTGGATGAGTACATCAACGATGCTGGCAAGATTGTTCGTGGGTATATCCCCCGTAGTCGCAACATCTTCTCTGTGACCAAGGAAGGTTTTGTTGGTGGCACTGCCCCCGAAGTTGGTGGCAAGGTTGGCATTGGTGAGGGTGGCAAGATCGACGCATCCGGTACTGGCCTTGGCACTTGTGTGCATATCGAGGTTGCCGGTCGGTACACCTACTATGCCATTCAGATCGGAAAGACCGAAGTCTAATGAAGGAGGGCAATACAATGGCTGATATGAACAACATCGTTAAGGTTGCTGTCGACGCCTATCGTGGCAATGTCGAGAAGTATTCCGTTGGTCAGTCCATGGAGCTTCTGCGGAAGGCTCTGGTCGAGGCTAATGGCGGCAGCACCGTTTTGAACTACAAAAATATTCGTGACGGCAAGTGCAATGGTCTGTTTACTCTGATTGAAGAGATTCTGAGCCGCACTGTTGTTGAGGGTCTTCAGGGCGATGAGTACTTCAATGCTCTGGTAGATTTCCGTAATGTCGCTGAGGGCGACAAGAACCTGTTCCTGGTTGAAGACAGAAACCTGTTTGTCGTGGCTGATGCCGCTGATGGCACCCAGGGTATTCGTCGTCAGCGCCTGGGCGGAGTGAGCGAGACCAGCATCCCCACTTCCATGAAGTATGTGAAGATTTATGAAGAGCTGAATCGCGTCCTGTCCGGTCGTGTGGATTTCAACTATTTTATCAATAAGGTCTCTGAGTCCTTCCGTCAGAAGCTGCTGAATGATATCTATGGCCTGTGGAGTTCTGCAACTGCAGATCAGTTTGGCGGCGTGACCTACTTCCCCACTGCCGGTGCTTATGATGAGGACGAGCTGATGGATCTGATCTCTCATGTCGAGGCGGCTGCTGGTGGCAAGCCTGCTACCATTGTCGGAACCAAGAAGGCAGTGCGGAATCTTGCCCCCTCTGTGCAGGGAACCGACTCTGAGCGCGACATCTACAACCTGGGTTATTACGGCAAGTTCTATGGAACTCCCGTGGTGGTAACTCCTCAGCGCCACAAGATGGACTCTACCGAGTTCGTACTGGATGACGATGTGCTGACGGTTATCGCCGGTGATGACAAGCCCATCAAGTGTGTGTATGAGGGTAACCCCATCGTGCTGATGGGTGATCCTATGACAAACGGTGATCTTACCCAGGAGTACCTGTATGGCGAGAAGTATGGCATGGGTATCGTCCTGGCTGGCGGTAACGCTGGTATTGGTCGTTACGAGATCGCCTAAGCCTATGTAAATAAAAACAATGCAGGGCCCCATTATGGGGCCCTGCTATGTATGAAAGGGTGAATTAGAAACATGGCTAACAGAAGCACTGCCGTTAAGTCAAAGGAGACCGATCCGGCTACAGTTGAACCTATGAATGAAGTGGCTCAAGAAGAGCGCAAAACATTTACGCCAAAAGCATTTGACCCAGATCAAATCGTTACTGTTCGTAATGGTTTCCAGGGGAGACTTGTATATCGAAGCAGAAAAACTGGCGAGAGATTCGTATGGGACGAGTTTGGCGCAGAGCAGGATATGGAATTGTCAGAACTGAAGGCAGCAAGGAGTTCTGGCAAGAAGTATTTCATCAATAACTGGTTTATGTTCGACGACCCTGAGATCATTGCTTATTTGGGTATGACGCAATACTACAAGTTTGCACTGAAGATCAATGATTTTGATAAGCTCTTTGAGAAGAGCGCTGGAGAAATTGAATCAACTATCAACAAGTTGTCTGCCGGACAACGGAAGTCTGTTGCATATCGTGCAAAGCAGCTAATCTCAGATGGAACTATCGATTCTAATCGAGTCATTTCTACCTTAGAAAAATGTCTTGGCGTCGAACTAATCGAGCGATAAGGGGCGTGGATTATGAGCGTTTCTTATGATGTTTTTACTGGGGCATTTTTGACAAAGGTGACGGAATATGACTTCCCCATCGACAGCTATGAAAGAAATGAGATGGTGGATAGTTACATGAAAATGGCGATTGCAGAATTCAAAAAAATCTGTAAGTACGATTTAACCTCGACTGCTGATGATATTGTTCGTGAGTTTAATGTTGATATCCCGGCAGAAGATCTTGATGAATTGGTTAACATCATTTCTGAGGGTATGCTGGCGCAATGGCTTAAGCCATATGTGTATCGGCAAGAAAATCTTGAAAATCTATTGAACACTCAGGACTTCACCGTTTTCTCTCCAGAAAAGTTGCTGGGCCGGGTAAAAGAGACACTCAACGAAGCTCAGCGCCGGTTTACGAATATGATGCGGGAGTATTCGTACAACCACGGTGATCTCACGGATTTACACTTATGATCCAGACTGTAAGAGGAGTCCAGATGGACGAGATGGTTTTGAGCAACTATCTTCGTAATCTCGTAAATCTTTTCTTCAAGATTCTCCCCATTCGAGAAAGCGAAGAGCCGTCACTCACCTCATATATGGTGAGCCTGCAAACTGAGCTAATTGGTTGTTCTGAATTAGTTTCTGCACTTCATGAAGACCCGATGTTTTTGTCTTTGGTATCGATTTTACAATATTTGATCGACCACCCTGACAGTCCGGTTCATGTGTACAAGAGAGAGGTGTTCAAATCAATCTCTATCTGCAACAAACTTAAAACGAGGTATGCGGTAAAACTGACTGACGAGGAGGGATGAGAATGGGAGTATGGGATTCTTATCAATCCAGATTGTCTATGCGTGGCAATACGAAGAGAGATGTTTTCTTAAACCGCCAGAAGGCTTATCTGTCACGCAAACTACCATCAAGCCTTTCCTACCATACTGTGAAGATAAATGGTGTCGAGCAGAGCCTCGCCATCATCAGTAGTGACAACCTTAATCAGAAGACGCTTTGTTCTATGCCAGGAGAAGAAATTACCAGCGGGTCTCTGGTACACTGGAATGACAACTATTGGCTCGTTACCGAAACAGACGCAGATAATGAGGTATATACAAAAGCTATTATGCTTCAATGCAATCATAAGTTGAGATGGATAGCAGCGGATGGGAACATCATTGAAAGATGGTGTATCGTTTCTGACGGAACGAAATACCTGACCGGTGAGACAATTAGTTCATACAACGAGAATGGTATGTCACTCGGTGACACAAGAATTTCTGTTTCTCTCGCGAGAGATAAGTACACCGTCCAATTAAACCGTGAGTTCCGCTTTTTGATAGATGACGAAGATTCAAACTCCGTTTTGGCCTATCGTCTTACAAAACCATTCAAAATTGGTGGAGTGTTTAATGGGAATGGTGTTATGAGTTTTGTCATGACAGAAGTAAATACAGAAGACGATGACAATTTTGAACTTCGCATTGCCGACTACTATAAGCACTTCCCTCGTGAAGATGGTAGTATGGTTATTCCAGTACCGCCAGGGAAAACAACTGATGATGGAAAGAAGGTGTGGCTGTGAGTTGTGATTATTTAGTTGGTCTTGATGAGCTGTTTGACTACAAGAACCAACTGATGGATGACCTTCTTATCAACACAGATATTGTTAAGCTGATGTCTGATGACGGGAAGACAGAAGTTGCGCCAGAAACATTGATGTATACGCAGGTATTTCCATATGAGTTTGTACCAGATGTGACTGAGCACGGACAAACATTTATCTGTTGTGAAGTGGATATAAAAGAGGTTCTAAATAAGACATATCTGGTTCCAGCTTTATACATCTGGGTATTTACCCACAAAAGTAAAGTTCGTCTGCCTGGTGGTGGTGTACGGACTGACAAGTTATCTTCTATTATCACAAGTATCATCAACGGGAGCCGTATGTATGGATTGGGTGAATTAAACCTGCAATCTGCTAAAAGGTTTTCTCCAATTACAAATTACCAGGGTAGGATTTTGACATTCTACGCCAAAGATTTCAATCGTTTGGCACCATCCGATAAGAAGGTGCCAGCAAACAGGAAGCGTGGGTAATGGCTGTACGGAACCTCCTCTATGCGAGGAAATATCCTGTCAACGAACACATCCAGATTGAGATACCAACTGTTGGAGAAATACTGGATCAGGAGGACGCCTACTATTCTATGGTGTCTTTAATAACTGCAACACCATACGACATGATGGTTCAGTTAGATGATATGAAGATTGATTTTATGGAAATCAATGATTTTGATTTATTTGTTCTTATGTTTCAAGCGCTAAAAACAAAGGACACATCGTTGATTTTCGGAGAGCTTGATCTCAAGAAATTTATAGCTATGGTTAATCCACAAAATAACACAGTCGTTCTGAGAGATCCAGAGACGGGTGTTACGATCGATAGGAATATTCATGCTATGATTTGTCAAGCGATTAGGAAAATACACCACCTTAAACGCAACTATCGCAAGCCAGCAAATGGTGAAGCGAGAAAATATATGCTTCAACGAGCGAGGCAAAAAATGAAACGGCGTCAAAACCGTGTAGAAGATTCTCAAATTGAAGAATTGATCGTTGCATTGGTAAATACTGAACAATTTCATTACAACTTTGATACAGTGAGAAACTTGACAATCTATCAGTTTAACGAAAGCGTCCAGCAGGTTATAAAGAAGATTGATTTCGACAATAAAATGCACGGAATATACGCTGGAACAATTAGCGCAAAAGATATGAGCCAAGATGAATTGAATTGGCTTACTCACAAATAAGGAGGAAGGTTTTATGAATATCAATATCGGCGATATCACCATTACCAGTATTGAGACCATCACCGCATTCGATATCGTGACTGGAGATTTTAAGTTCACTCTGGACGAGCTTCAGAATGCTACTATCGCACAGAGCCAGGAAAAGACCGATATCACTGGTAAGCAGGGTCGCAAACTGAGTTCTCTGAAGCGTAACAAGGCGGTTACGATCAGCGGCACCAATGGTCTGGTTTCCGCTGGCCTGATGGAGCTGCAGACCGGTAGTGCTTTCGAGGAAAAGAATACTACGGTTATGTGGACTGACTATCTGACTGTTTCAGGCAACGCCGCCACTACAAGTTACAAGGCAGTCGGCACTACTGGCAATGAGATTGAGCACATCTATGTCAAGAACGCAGACGGAACTCTTGGTAAGGAGCTTGAGCAGGATGCCACTGTTTCTGAAGGTAAGTTTGCCTATGCGCCTTCAAGCAAGACCATTACTTTCAATGAAGGCGAGGTTACCGACGGAACTGAAATTGTAGCTTTCTACACCAGACAGATCAGCGCCCATGTTTTGGAGAATATGAGCGACACCTATTCTGACAAGTGTGCTCTGTATATCGATGCTTTCGGAGAGGATACCTGTGCTAATGTGTATCGTGTGCAGTTCTATATTCCCAAGGCCGATTTTGACGGTAACTTTGAGCTCGCAATGGGCGATAGCCAGACTGTGCACGCATTCGAGGCTGAGGCTCTGGCTGGCTCTTGTGGCACCGGTGGTTCCTATTGGACTTACACAATCTTTGGCGCTGACGAGCCTGATGCAGAATAAGAGGTGATCTGATATGCCTATTGCCAAGAAAATCTGTCGGGTATGCGGAAAGCCTTATGAGGCCTGCCGTAGTGCCAAGCGTGAGGCAGGAGTGTTTCATTGGCAGGAGGTTGCATGTTCACCAGAGTGCGGTACGGAGTATCTGCGTATGGTGACCGAAGCACGCAACCCTGTTGCCAAGGCGCCAAAAGCTACTCGACACACAAAGCGCGAAGAGCCAAAGGCAAAAGCTAATACGAACCGGATCGTCATGGAGTCTGATACTGTTGAGAATCAGACCAATGTAGACGGAGAAGGTCATAATGCTGCCAAAGAGGCTGCAAGTGAATAATGGAGAAAGAGTTGGCGGGGAGTTTGTACTCCCCGCCTTTTCTGATTTTGGATTATGAATATTTTAGCGATTGACCAAGCAAGAAATGGTGCATGGTGCGTGTATGATTACGCCCTAAAGGCACCAATTGCGTATGGTGTGTTTTCATTCCCAACAGAACAATTTACCTATGCGCAGGCAATGGTTGGCATTTGTGATGTGGTCAAGGATTTAATGGACAGGTATAGTATTTCTGCTGTATTTATTGAAGATATCCAACTACGCAAAAATGCTGATTCATTCAAAAAGCTGGCTCAGCTACAAGGGGCCCTCGTTTCTATGTTTGAACGGAACGAATACTTGTATGACTTTGTCCCCCCGTCAAAGTGGCAGAGCTATTGTAATGCGAGAGGTCGAACGACAAAAGAAGTTAAAAGCAAGCTGACCAAACTCGCAACAGATAAAAAGCAATCTAAGATATTGTCAATCCAGTTTGTCAAAGAACAATTTGGCATTGTGACAGAGGATGACAATTTAGCAGACGCAATTTGCATTGGGTATTTTGTGTCAACAAATATTGACATAGAGACAGTTGAAGAAAAGGAGAAATGATATGTCCAAGAAAGAAAAGCGTATTTCCATCAACGCATTGGAAAATGTTGCAAAAGAAAATTTCCAAGATGTGGTGACTGAACAGTGGTTTGACATTGAGGTAACCATTAAGCGCAATCTGTCTATGACTGAAATGATGCAGTTTGTTCAGGATGTGGTCAATATGTGTTTTACCACAGATGGAACATATATTCCAGAGGTTATGGATTTTGCTATCAAGAGCGGTATCCTCACCTACTATGCAAACTTCACCCTACCTGACAATTTGGAAAAGCAGTATTGGCTGACTTATGCAACTGATGCTGTGGATATGGTATGTAAGCATATCAACATGGTTCAGTTGCAAGAGATGGTTAATGGTGCAAATCGTAAGATCGACCATCTCTGTGATGCCGATACCATTGCTACAAAGACGAAGTTAACTGAGTTGTCGTCTGCGTTTGCAAAAATGGGAGAGCAGTTCTCTGATATGTTCGGCGGAGTAAGTGCGGAAGATGTGCGCAGAGTTGTTGGTGCCATTGGTGAAAATGGAATGGACGAGGAAAAGATTGTGTCTGCATATCTGCAACATATGAAGTCTGAAGCAGGCGATAATAATGATAAGTGAATCCGCCATTATGGGCAAATTACAGGCATATGCAAATTCGACTACTGGGAAAAAGCGTATGAAAGAAGTTATTGAAAGTGCCCAGAGAACCGGAAGACCGCTTGCAAGTGGAGAAATGGTTGTTAGTGTTAAACAGATGACAGATATGGCGAATGCTTTAGCAGATATGATACGCCGAAGACTCCCTGAGTCTATTGCAGATGTTGGTAGCACTCTTGTTTCCACGGTTCCCGTTAAGCGTCCTGATGGTAGTTATGAAGTCGTACTCAAGTTTGATCCAAGCGCACTTCATCGAGATTCACTTGATAACGATCTTGGTTATGATGGAATCAGCAACATTGTTGCTTTATTTAACAACGGATACCATGCAAAGAATTATGTGTATGGCTGGTGGGAAGGACATCGACCAACTGGAGAGTCCGTTTTTAGAAGTGGCCCGTTACAGGGAGATTACGCTTGGGTAAGAAGTGAAAAGGAGCGAGAAGCTCTTCAATTTATGCAAGATGCAGTTGCTGAGTTCAATACGGTATATGGCTCAAAATATGGAGTTGTCGTGGAGCTTGGTAGTGATTATACAACAGAATAAAAATATTAAGGCATGGCTTCGGCCATGCCTTTTTTGTAAAGGATGGTGAGTAAATGGCAATTAGCGGACAGGACATCGGCTTACTTTTTGGTGTGCTGGGTGGAGGTAGAATAAGTGGTGAGAGCGGCTCTTTGATTAGATCTCAGCTCGACAGCATTGTTGCTTCATTAAATAATGAAACAAATTCCAAGAGACGCCGTATTAAGCTGAGTTTAGATGTAGCAGGAACCAAACGGGATTTTACCGCTGGTTTAAGACAAGTTACAAATAGTCTGAGTGGACAAAAACAGTTTAAGATCAAAGTGTCCGAAATCGACGCCAACTCTGCCATCAATAAGTTGAAGTCCCAGCTTGACGCTATGTTACGCACAATCAAAGTTGATACTGGGTTTAGCGTAACGATCGGCAAGAATGGTGCGTCTTCTGCAATGAAAGAGATTGCTAATGATGCTAAAGGTGCGGTTCTTTCAATTTCGCAAGCAGAGGCAGCTCTTAAAGAAATTGCAGCCACAAATCAAAGCCTGACTGCCGGGTATAAGAAGGTTAAGGTGGCGCTTGGAGGCGAGGCAGCGACAGGAGAAAACCTTGCTGCTGTTGAACAATTAAAACAGAAGTACATTGAACTACAAACTGTTACAAACACCCTTAATGCAAGTAAGCGTCAGTTGACACAAGATGAAGTCAACCAAATTTATATTGTTCAGGCTGCATTACAACAGTTGATCGCGCTTACTATGGAGCGCATAAATGCTGAGAATGCAGTGGCAGATGCGGCAAAAAGAAGGGCTGCTGCAGAGGTGTCTGCGGCCGAAAAAGAAAAGGCCGCTTCAATGGATGTCATCTCTATGCGTAAGGAGGCAATCGCACTCCAAAAGCGCATGGCATCCGCTTTGAATAACTTCAGTAAAGCGTCCGGCACCCCATGGTATCAGTCTATTAGCGCTGGCAAGGCAGAGCTTGATGCAATGCTGAGTGGCGCTGTTGCATTAGACAGAACGAGGCTGAACAACCTTATCGATAGTTTCAATGCAAGTGAGGGTGCGATTAGAGGGGCCGGACTTGCGACCAAGTCTTTCGGCGATACCATTGCTTCAAATGCCAAAAAGTTTGCCAGTTGGCTTGGTGTATCGCAAGTAATTATGCGGATCATCAGACTGATTGGAGATATGGTTAATGCGGTAAAAGAAATTGATGCCGCAATGACTGAACTTCGAAAGGTCACAAACGAAACTGAGATTACATATACTCGTTTCCTTGAGAACGCTGCTAAGAGAGCAAAGGCTCTTGGTGCAACGCTTTCTGACACAGTGAATGCCTCTGCCGACTTTGCAAGACTTGGATATTCTCTTACAGAATCAGCTGAGCTTGCAGACGCAGCGCTCGTTTATAAGAATGTCGGTGATGGTATTGAAGATATCAGCACTGCATCCGAGAGCATTATCTCCACGATGCGCGGCTTTAACATTGAAGCTGAGCAAGCAATGTTCATTGTTGACAAATTCAACGAGGTTGGTAACAATTTTGCTATTTCTTCTAAGGGCGTTGGTGATGCCCTGCTTCGTTCTGCATCAGCATTGGCTGCCGGTAATAATACACTTGACGAAAGTATTGGACTTATTACCGCTGCAAATAGTGTTGTCCAAGATGCAGATAAGGTTGGCACAACCTTAAAGACAATTTCCATGTACCTTCGTGCTGCTAAGACTGAAGCAGAAGAGGCTGGCGAAAGTACAGAAGGAATGGCAGAAAGTGTATCTGAATTAAGAGCGGAACTTTTGTCGCTTACTGGCGGTAAAGTTGATATCCAGCTTGATGAGGATACATTTAAGAGCACTTATCAAATTATCAAAGAGTTGTCTCAGGTATGGGGCGAATTGACAGATATATCACAGGCAAATATTCTTGAGATGATTGGCGGCAAAAGAAACAGTAATGTGGTTGCTGCCCTACTGACAAATTTCGAGATGGCAGAAGATGTTGTTAAAACATCTGCTGAAGCCGCCGGGTCTGCCCTCGCCGAGAATGAGAAGTACCTTGATAGCATAGCTGGTAAAATTTCTGTGTTCTCTGCAACATTTGAAGAGATGTCTACTCATGTGTTTGAGTCTGAACTCGTGAAAGATGTTGTTGATCTTGGAACGGCGCTTGTATCTGTTGCAGGCGGTTTAGCGAAAGTAGATATGCTGCTGCCTTCTATTTTGGCTGCGGTTGTCACATACAAATCCTTTAAGATGGCACAGAATATAGCACAGCTTGCCGCACAAGAAGAAGCTGCAGTTGCCTCGCTTGTATCAAGACTTTTGGCTGAGAAGGCGACAAATGACAATTTGATTGTCTCATATCAGACTCTTAGCGCTGCACAACAAAGTGCAGTATTGACAAAGCTACAAATGGCTGTTGCATCTGGGCAGCTTACGCAGGAAACCTACAAGCAAATTGTAGCAAACCTCTCTTTGGCTACTGCGACGACTGGGGCTAAGGCTGCAACAGATAGTCTCAATATCAGCATCAAGAGCTTGCTTGCATCCAATCCGATCGGGTGGATTATGCTTGCAATCAGTCTTATCCCAACAGTTATCAATCTGATTAGTAGTTTACACAAGTCAAATGAGGAACTTATCCAGGATGGAGAAGATCTAAAGAACACCTATAGCTCCAGTTTTAGCGAAGTAAAGAGCGACCTCGAAACTCTGCGTGGACTGGAAGATGAGTTTTATCGTTTGTCAGATGGTGTGGACACTTATGGAAATAACATCTCGTTAGCGGCTGATGATTACGCAAGATACCAAGAAATCGTAAGTACAATTGTCGGCATCTCCCCTGCCCTTGTGTCTGGATATGATGCCGAGGGAAACGCTATTGCTAATAAGAATGGCTTGCTTGAAAAATCCATTGAGCTGATGGAGGAAGAGCAACGGCTCAAGATGAAAGAGTTCATCTCAGACGATAACCTTACTACTATCGGAATGGGAGAAGTTGCATCTATCAAGGAGTTCCAAAGCGGTAAGATCAACCCAGGATACGGTACTTATATTGAAGATGGTCTACGGTTTGATCTTGGTAAGGCGATACAGGATGCTTCAGACTCTAATACTGATGTAGACGAGTATGATATCTTTTCTGCTTTCGGTCTTGAGGATAAGTGGAGCGATTACTTATATGCCTCTTCTAATAGAATGCAGAATCTTGTTTCAGATTATTATGATGATATCGCTGAAACAATCCTGACCAACAGGGATGCCCTTAAAGATGTTTTCTCGGAGAGTGAATTGGACGCATTCTCCGAAATGATAACTGAACACCAGAAGAATGTCGATTTGTATGAAAAGGAACTTGACCAGAAGCAGTCCGCTCTTAATCCAACATTGCAGTATATACCACAAACTATTACTGCATATAGAGAGTTGACAGATGGTCAAAAAGAGTTCTTGACACAGTACATCAATAATTTCCGCATTACTGCAGACACAACCGAGGAAGATATCCTGCAAATGAAACAGGATATTTTGGACTTTACAGAGTTTGTTGCAGGTAATGAAGATCTGAAGCAGACTATCGATCTTGGTCTATCTATAAAGTATGGCGTAGATGAAGAAGGAGAGTCGCTTTCTGTTTCTGATTATAAAGACCGCCTGAAAGAACTTGAGGATCAGATTAGCAGCTATGATGACGAAGTACAGGTTCAAATCAAGGCTGCTCTTGGTATCGAAACAGATGTGTCAGAGCTGAATGAGGATGTCGATAAAGCCATCACTCATGTTAAAAATCTGCTCAAAGATGAGTTTGATGACGAAGTAGATAACCTGAGTGTATCTGAGGTTCTGCAGATTTATTACAATATTTCTGCTGATCCAAACAGCATGACATTTGAAGAGCTTGAAACTGAGATTGAACGACTTGGCACAGACTGGAGTAAAACAGTTAATGTGTTAGACTTTTCAACAATGGTTGACGGTCTCAGTGAAATCGAATCTGGTGTGGGTAATCTGGTTAGTGCGATGGATTCTCTTCGCGAAGGGACAAAATTAACGAAAGGTGAACTCGCAAAGTTGGCCTTAGAGTACCCGGAACTTCTGAAAGTATCAGATTTGTTCACAGATACCTCTATCGAAAATCAACAATCAATGCTCGACGCCGTTCTTGACACATACGAAAAAGAACATGATGCTCTTATTGATACGAAGATTGCAGAGCTAACTGCAACAAATCAATTGATCCAGGATCAGATTGCGCTTGAAAACGAGAAGAAGAATAAAGTCGTTGAAATTGCAGACTTGCAGGCAAACGGTAAGCTCGATTCTGAGCGCAGTTATCAAGAGTTATTGGATGAACTGCGTGACCTTGAGGGGCAAAACTATGTTACATTTAGTGATGGTATCTTAAGTGTAAACCAGGATATGCTTACAAAGGAACTGGAGCAGACTGGTGAAAAGGTTGAAGATACTCGCCCCTTGTTTGAGGCTCAGGGTAATCTGATTGCTGAGGCAAACTTTAAGGGCACATCGGAGGGTCTGAAAGCGTTCCCGCAATATGCAAGTAAGTTAGCAACTTGGGCAGGGACTTCATTCAAGACAATCCTGAGTAACATCGGAACCAATATTGGAAAGGCATTTAGCGGAGATACGGATTTCATCGGAGTATTCAGTGGTGTCAATGATATTGGGAGCGTATTAACAAATACCATCACTCTGGAAACACAAATTGAGGGTAACTATACGATTGATGAGAAGTCTATTGACGAATGGTCTGCAGAATATCAAGAGGTTATCCAGAAGCGTGTTGATACGCTTACAGAGCAGATTGAGTCTAACAATACCATTATCGACAATCTGTCCAAGCTGAAAGGGCTTGACCTGTCTACTATATATGGAAGCGATAGCAGCGGAAGTGGTGGAGGAAAGTCTGGTAGCAATGAAACAGAAGAGTACATTGCAGATATCGAAAGATATCGTGAGGCTCTTGAGCGATTAAACCAAATTCGTATTCACAAAAATGACCTTGAAATGCAACTGTCCAACACGGATGATTTGGATGAACAAATTCGGTTGGAGAAAGAGTTGTTAAATGTTTACCAAGGAGAACAAGATATCCTTGAGGAGATCAATGCTCTTCGCGATGAGACCATTTCTAATGGTGTTACAGCACTTGAGCAACTTGGTTTCCAAATCGATTACGACCCAGACAATAATAAGTTCTTTGTAAAGAATCTTGAACATCTGAACGAATTGACAGCGAGTAGTGTTGGCGACTATGAGAATCTGCAAGAGGCCACAAATGCTTTGCGAAAGGATACAGAGGATCTCATCAACACTCTTGAGGATCTAAACAAAGAAAACCAAGACGACAAAGATACTTGGCAGGAACTGGATAGTACCATTCGAGAGGCCAAAATAAATATTGTCAACAATTTGAAAGAAATCGTTAGTCAGGCATCTGAGGCAGTAGATAGCATTCAGAATGTATATGATACATTGAAAGCTGCCGCTGATGAGTATGCTGCAAACGGAGGCTTTATCTCTGTTGACGCTTTCCAGAAGATTGTTGATCTCGGCCCTGAGTACATGCAGTATCTGCGAGACGAGAATGGATTGCTTGTAATAAACGAACAAGCAATTAACCGCGTCATCGCTGCTAAGACTGAACAACTCGCTCTTGAGAACGCTATGAGTTATATTGAGCGCATTCGTCTGGCATTACAAGGTAATTCCATCGAGAGCCTAAATACGCTACTATTTGCCACAACGGAGGCAACCGACGCAACATGGGGGCTTGTGTATGCTGAATTAGCGCTTATGCACCAGATGGGAGATCTAAACGATTCTCAGTATGAAGCCGCTATGCACAATATCAATGCTATTCGCGCTCTTGCGGATAATGCTATTTCTGGTATTGGTCGTGTTTCCAATACGGTCGAAGAAGACTTAACAGAAATGAAGAGTGGTCTCGACGATATCTTAAAGTATGTCATGGATATGCTGCGTCATCGAATTGAGCAGCAGATTGATGCACTTGAGGAGATGAAAGAAGCCTATGGCGAACTGATTGAGCTCAAGAAAGAATCCATGGACGCTGCAAAGGAAGAGACCGATTATCAGGATGAAGTCGCAGATAAGGTTAAAGAGATTGCAAAGTTGCAGGAGCGTATCAATGCGCTGTCATTAGACGATAGCCGTGACGCACAGGCACAGAAGGCCAAGCTCCAGGAAGAGATGGCCAAGCTCCAAGAGGAGCTTGCTGATACGCAGGCGGAACACACAATTGATTCTCAAAAAGATTCTCTTGATAAAATGCAAGAGGCTTATGAGAAGGAAAAGGATGAAGAAATTGACATCCTTGAGCAATCAACCAGCAGCGAACAAAAGTTGTATGAGATGGCTATTTCCTATATCAAGAGCAACTGGGATACATTATACCAAGAGTTAATTGCATGGAACACTGAATATGGTAGTGTTCTTAATTCAGAGATCACTACTGCCTGGGATAACTGTTTGGCAGCTGCTCAGCGATATGGCAGCTATGTCAATGCGCTAAACAGCATTGATGCAGATATTGAAAATTCCTCCAATGGAAGTAATAACATTGTCGGAGATAGCGGCAAATATGATCCATCTTCATCCAAAGAAGAGAGTATTCATGCTATTATCAAAGAAATGTATTCCAACAGTCGACGGCATGGATCTGAGGATGCGGCGGGCAAAAAGTATCTTAACAAAAGGAATCTTGCACTTGGAGCACAACTGGCACAATATGGCATTACTGCCGTTCGCGGCAGCGACGGTGCCTGGTATGTAGATCGTGTTGGTGGCCAAAAACTGTACGAGAAGTACAAGAACTATATTTACCATACTGGCGGTATTGTCGGTGACGAGGGTTCATTAAAAGAAAACGAGTTATTGGCAAAGATCGAAAAGGGAGAAGTCATGGTGTCAAACCGTGGCAAGGGAACACTGTTCTCCCTGATCGAGTTTGTTGACATGCTAAATAAAAGATTGGATACAGCAGACATCAGCAATGTAACCCGCCCAGGTATTGGTGATGTTCGTCCAGACCTTAGCAATATTACAAACAACCAAAGCGAAACCATTCACTTTGGTGATGTTTATATCTATGGTGCAGACGAGACGACCGTAGAGAAGCATCGTGAGGTAAACCGAGAGTTTGCAAACGAGGTGCTTAAACAACTGAATATTAAACGGTGAGCGATTGGAGGAAGATCTCTTGTGGGTCTTCCTCCTTCGCAAATAGAAAGCAGTAGGAGGTGAAATCATAGGGTGTTTAATACATATGAGTTCTCTTTTGCAGGTGAATCTTCTTTAATGTATGGTCTGATGGTGTATGATTTTGGTGACACCAGTCAGAGCAATGTTGGGTTTGGTAACTCTGCATCTATTGTGGAGACTCGGCTAAATAATCGAATTCAGCCAGTTCATTTTGGTGTAAATTATCATTCAAACCCATTGGAATTTAAGCTCGTTTTTGGAGCAGATCGAGCGCTTGATAGATATGAGCTTGAGAATATTAGTTTCTGGCTGACAGGCCACCAGGAATATCAATGGTTATCTATTGACCAGCCAGATTTAGAGCGCGTGCAATTTAGATGCTTAATTACATCCTTGACTCCGCTTGCTCATGGGTGGTTACCAGTGGCGTTCGAAGCAACCATCCGCTGTGATTGTCCGTATGCTTATGGTTTCCCGTTTGAGAAGTCATATCAGATCAAAGATGTAACAAGACTGTTGTTCCGTAACGAAAGTTCTATGCGCGAATATCTTAAGCCAGTTATTTCATTCAAGCCGAACCCTGGTATAACAGAGTTGAAAATTGTGAACAAGAACGATAACAACAGGATTTTTTCATTAAGTGGTCTGTCTTCTAATATGGACATTGTGATTGACAATAACAACGGAATTATTCAGGAGACGAACTATGGCTACAATCTTTACGACGGATTTAATTTGAATTTCTTCCGTCTTGTACATGGCGACAACATTCTTGAAGTAACCGGGGATGGTGTCCTAACTATCTCGGGCCGGTTCCTTTATAATGTCGCAGGATAAGGGGGTGCAGAATGTTTCTTGATTATTCAAAAATTGAGTTTGACCAGAATGGCCGGCCAGAAGTTCCAGAGCTTGTTTTACAAACTTTAAGTAAAAAAACCATTGGAGTTATACCTGATGTGTCTGACCTTCGGTTTAATATCAAATTTTCTGAACCAAGTGAGATCTCATTCAGCATTCCAAATAAAAATAACGGTCTCGCACAATCAATCCATGAGTCTGTTACTGGTTATAAATTGATTTATACCAAAAGCTACGGTATCTATGTCATTATGAATCCTGCTGCAGATTCTGATGGCATATCTGCAAAAAAAGAAGTCCGTGGCTATTCTCTTGAGAAGTTGCTTGAAAGTAAGCGTTTCTTTATTGAAGAGGGCACATTTAATTTTTGGAACCCTGCTTCTCCAGAAGATACAATTATTGGTCGAATTCTTGAGCTGGCAACTGACTGGTCTGTTGGGTATATCTCTCCGAGTTTGATCGGTAGATACCGCACATTCGACACATTTGACGATTATCTGCTTTCGTTTATTTACAATGATTTACCAGATAAATATCGGTGTGTATTCACATTCGATCCATATCAAATGACTATCAATGTATATGACGCAGACGAAGAAAGGGATACTCTCCCGATCTTTTTGTCATTCGATAACCTTGTGCAAGAACTATCTGTTGAAGAAATCAGCGACGAGTTAGTTACAGCATTGCGTCCATATGGTGCTGACGAACTTGATATCCGTAATGTCAACCCGATCGGTACAAACTGGATTTATGATCTGTCCTACTTTATCGAGAATGGCGATATCAGTGGTTCGTTAGCAGACAAATGGAGGTCATGGCAAAGAAGTATCTTGAACAATCAAGCCCTATATAAAGGACTTGTCGGTATGCGTGCGTCTGCTACGGCAAGATTGTTAACAGAGCAAGCAGCTTTGACTGAACTAAATGGAGAGTTGGAAGATCTTATCAACCAACAGAGCATCACGATCCAGGCATTGGCAATGGAAACAACAGAAGCTGGGAAAGAGAGCCAACAACAGCTTTTGGATGAGATTAACAAAAAAATTTCAACAAAAAAGGCTGAGATCGCTACAAAAGAAAGTATTATCAAAAGCATTGAAGAAGAACTGAACAGTGATAATCCATCGTCTTATAGTGGGCGCATTAAAGCGATTACAGACGCACTTTCATTTTCTTCTTACTTCACAAAAGAAGAGCAGAATGCTCTGTCTCAATATTTTATTGAGCAGGATATTACAGAGTCTACCTTTGTCGCAACAGATGTTGATACGAGTCTATCAGGTAGCACATACGCCTATAACAATGGGATCGTTGGTGTAAGTGGGTCTAACATTCTTGAGGTCGAATTTATTATGGACTTCAACAAGAGAATGTTCACAATGGCCGGCGGGACTATCATTATTTCTGGCGACATAAAGATGAGCGGAGATATCATTCGAGGCACCTTGGAAGTAGCTGATAGTGGAGAATTTGTAATGAGCGTGTATGCCGGCTCAATCAATGTCAATGATAAAACTGCAGCCAGCGGCATGATTACAATTACTGGTACAATCTCTGGATTAACAACTGATGTGGAAAAGGTCGTTGAAGATGAGATCACAACATACGAAGGAAGTGAATTGCAGTTTAACGCCTCTTCTGCCTCCCTATTTCTGACCGCAAATGTTAGCGAGTATCAGAAGTATTCTGTACAGATGGAGTTATTTGATTATGCTGCAGGCGTACTTAGTGATTTGGCTACACCTACTTACGAATTCTCGGTGGATTCAGCAAACTTCATCTTTTCGCAGGAATTTGCACCATTCCGCAATAGGCTTGAACTTGGAAAGGCAGTGTATCTACAGATAAACGATAGCATGGTAATCACACCTATTATAATTGAGTTTGAGCTTGATTTTGAGGAGCGAGACAGTTTTTCCATTGTATTCTCCAATCGGTTCAAGCGACACGACAGTGTGAATACGCTGAAAGATATGATTGAGACAAGCTACTCAACTGGTCGCAGTTTTGATGCAAGCAAGTATATCTATAATCAAACTGTAAGCCAGGCTTCTATGGTGTCCAAATTCATGCAGAGTTCTTTAGACGCAGCTGTAAATAGCATTATTGCGGCCTCTAACCAAAGTGTTCTAATCAATGGTTCTGGAATCCATGTTGGTGGAGACTCAAAGTATCAACTTCGCATCATTGATAGTATGATTGCTATGACAGATGATAATTGGTCGCACGCAAAACTTGCTATCGGCCTCTTTGCGACCGAAGAATCAGGTACATATTTTGGTGTAAATGCCGAGGTTATTGGTGGAAAGCTGATCGTTGGTAATAACCTTATTATCGAAAACGAAAATGACCATGGTGTTATGCAGTTTAAGGTTGACTCTACTGGTGCATGGCTCAACAACGCTACTTTTATTCTGCAGTCAGATACGCCTGCAAGAACAACTGGTGGGAAGATTATTCTTGACCCACGGTATGGTATTGTCGCAGGAAACAATGATCTGTTTGATGTAGATGGCACAACTGTTATCCCATCTTTTATTACGGATGATGGAGACATCGAGCTTGATAAAGACGGCATTCCAACCAATGCAAACTTTTATTTAGACATTCGCGATGGTAGTGCTTACTTCCGTGGCACAGTGAATGCTGTTAGCGGCGATATCGGCGGCTGGGAACTTGCAGAAGATAACATACATAGTGGGTCAACAACCACATATGTGGCATTGAATTCGTCTAAAACAAACAACGCTGCTTACGCAATATGGGCTGGTTCAGAAGATCCGGCAAACGCTCCGTTTTATGTAAAACGAAATGGTGATATGTACGCGAGAAATGGAACATTCAAGGGCACCGTAACCGGGGCTACATTTAGAGATGCTTCAGGTAACTCTATGATGAATGGCGCTTATGAATTTATGGCAGATTATCTAAACCTAAATGGTATCAATGTTGGTAATGGAAATTTTGTCGTAGATGCAAGCGGCAATGTCTCCATGCGAGGAAGTATCACCATGGCAGCAGGATCTTCTATTAACTGGGCTCTTGTGAGCGAACTGAATCCTTCAAGCAGTTCTGCATATCAGCGCGCAAATAGTGCGTATAGCCTCGCTGGCATCGCAAACAATGCAGCAAATGAGGCTTACGATTTAGCGTCAGATGCGTTATGGGCTGCTGAAAACAATGCAGTTACTGACCGAGAGATATTTGATATTTTAACCAGCGGTGGTACACGATTTGGCATTTTTAGTAACTCAACATCAAATAGGCTTTATATAAATGCTAACTATATTCGCTCTGGTACTATCGACGCTGATATTATCACTCTCGGTAGCGATTGGGGTGGATTTAGATGCGCAAGAGGAAGTACTGGTGTGGCGACAACTTATGGTGCAATGATGTATGGGTCTGATGACGAATACTATTTTATTGCAACCAACGCTGGCGTTCGTATGCAAGCACCGAATTGTGGTCTTACGGTCACGAATAACGGGTTGTTTGCAGATGAGGAGATTAGTGTCAGTTCAGACCGTAGATTAAAAGACTCTATTGAATACCGTATGGACAAATATGAGCAGTTCTTTATGAACCTAAAGCCGACTCAGTATAAATATCGCTCAGGCAGTTCAGGAAGACTTCACACTGGATTTATCGCACAGGATGTTGAAGATGCTTTAACAATGAGTGGACTTACTACAGATGACTTCGCTGGTCTTACGATAGAGCCAATTGTTGATGTTAACGAAAAAAATGGACTTACAGATAACTACTATATGTTGAGATATGGCGAGTTTATTTCGTTAAACACATACATGATACAGAAGTTATACCATCGTATTGATGACCTTGAGAACAAGTTAAAATCTATGGGTTAAAGGAGTTTGCAATGAAAGAAGAAATTTTGAAGCGACTGAATGTTGTATTGAACGCATTAAATAATGTGGATGTTCGAGGGAAATCAAACCTTGCTAATCAAAGCGGAAGTATCGCAATGATTGAAGAAGTGTGTGCCATTTTGGCAGACGCTGAGATAGTTGCCGTTAATCATTCAGAAGATAAATAATACACTGCAAAGAAAGGCGGTGAATGTGTGAATTGTTTCTTTGAGCCGTACACATTGCCGACGATCGATTTTGTTGGTGGTGAGACACAGGACTTAGCCTTCCATGTCTATTTCTACAAAGACAAAAAAGAGTTTAGTCTTACCGGGTGTACTTGCAATTTTTCTATTGTGAGCTTTACAAATAAAACAGGGGCACCTATTTTAAGCAAACCAATGGAAGGAATCTACAACGATGCTGGTACATCAAACAATGTTTTAACCGTGAAGCTGCTGCCAACAGATACGGTTGATCTTTTCGGCAAGTATATCTACCAAATTATCATCAAGGATATTGATGGGGATGTTGAGGTGCCAAAACAAGGTATCTTATATATTACCAACAATATCAATAAAGACTTTATTCGGCAGTAACCGAGGGCATAAGCTCTCGGGTTTTATTTTGCCTATTTTTATCTTTAAGGAGGACATACTTTATGAATACCAACTATTTTCTGAACTGTGTGGCGGGTAACCTCTTCCAAACTAAGACCTCCCCCGCTTTGCCAACCGAATACTATATCGGCCTGAGTACCTCAGCGCCCAATGTAGACGGTACTGGAGCAAACGAGCCGTCCACGGATGCAGGATATGCTCGTGTTAAACTGACTTCTCTGAGCACTCCTACCGATGGTGTTGTGTCCAACACACTGGCAATCAATTTCAATGAAAGTACTGCGACATGGAACACCATCACGCATTTTGTAATCTATGATTCTGCCGAGGCAGATAGCGGCAATCTGCTTATGTATGGCGAACTGTCCACTCCGAGAACGGTTGAAGCGGCAACCATTATGACCATCAAGGAGAATTATCTGAAATTGTCTGCTCAGAACCCTGCCTAAGCAAATGAGGTGGTCGCATGGCAAAAGAGTTTGATATTTACTTAAACAATCGTCTGACGCAATGCGACATAATCGTCTATTCCATTCCGTATCGTGATGGCTTGACCGTTGTGAACCGTGTCATTCTGGAGAGTTGTTTAGATAACTATCTTCTGCAGAAGTTTGTTGCTGCTCAGACAGGTTCTGAACTTGAGGCTCACATTGACAAGATGATTAAGATTTGCAATGAAAAGCTGAGCGTTGGGACTATGATTGGTGTCGATGCAGAGTTTTCAACTCATTACGCTATTTCACAGGAAGATGCAGCAATTATTCTCGGGCAGAACAATGTGCAAATGACAGCCATCTCTTTTACGGACGCAAAGAACGACATTGTGCTTGACGCAGAGCCTTTGCTGGCACTGATTGGTAAATCTATTGGAAGCGGTTCGTCTACGATACAACTCGACCAATCAGTCCAGAAAATTATCAAAAATAGCATTGAGAAGTTTGAAAACGAGATGGATCTCTCGGCTCGCGTGTCAGGCACTTTCAAAAAGAGCATTATTGCCGCCAATAACAAGTTAGTTCCCATGGCAGAGCTGACAAACCTTTGCTACCGCATCCATAATGCCGGAGAAACAGCGCTCCAACTGGCCGCAAGCGTACTCGGGACTGAAATTCACTTTTCTCTCGGATCTGGTAGTTCTGGCATGATTATTGGCGCAAGCACTGACGGCGGGGATGCGGCAACGAAGTATGAAACTGCTAATAACCAGCTCACAATTCTGGCTGAATTGACTGAAACAATTATGCAGTTTATGTCACCAAAAGAAGCGGCTGTTGAATTGGCGGCAGATGTCAGCGCGATCATCAAGCGACACAGACTGCTTGGTGAAATGGATGAAAATGCACTTATGTCGTTTGACGATATGACGCTCGAAGATATTGACTTTATTATTTTGCAATGAATGGAGGTGAAGTGGGTGTACATCAAACTTGATGAGAATATGGATCTGGTTATCACGGTAAATGACCCCATCTATCGTGGTGATAACTTGAATCGAAAAATTATTTATCTCATTCCACCTGTTATCGGTGAGGTAGATGTGCTGACCGCTGAATTATATTTGAGCTATATCAGAGCCGATGGTGTGGCAGATGTGGTTATTTTGGAGCGAATGGAAGAAAAGTACAATGAAAACTATTATCAGTACACACTCCCCATTACATGTAAGCTGACTAAATACCCAGGAGAGGTATGCACATGGGTTCAGATGTACGCAGGTGCTACTGATAATCCAACTGTTTCAAAAAGTTCTGAGTGCATCTTGCGGATCAAAGAATCAAAAAGCATGGACGCATATTTAGAGGACAGTCAGATGACAGCACTATATCAAATTCATAAGCAGATGAATGATGGATTTTCCAACATTGAGGAGGCCATCGATACTGTTGAGGCGCTTGTTGCTGCCAAAGCAGACAATATTGTATTTAACAGTGAGAGCAGCACCATTCAGCTCACGGCAAATGGTGAGCCAATTGGAGATGCCATTATTGTCGCCAGCACATCTGGTCTGCTTATTGACGATATGCGTATCAGCGTTGATGGAGAACTTCTCGTTTTCTTTAATGACGGAAGTATTAAAAACCTTGGCAAAGTTGTCGGAGATGATGGCATGGTATATGTGCCGCACATCGATGAACACAATGTATTGAGCTTTACCTTGGAAGAAAGCCCGACCGATGTTCCACCACCTGTTGATTTGAACCCAAATGATGAATGGAGCAGTATCGGCGGTGATTCCATTGAATCAGACTATGTATGGGAAAGCATTACATAACTGATATAACCACTTAGAGAGTGTTTATATAATTCACATTATATAGAGAGGAGGAAATATAGTTGGCTAATGTTATCTTTAAGGTTGGTACGAAGGCTTTGTTTGATGCGCTCGAACAGAAAGACACCAACACGCTGTACTGGTTAGAGGATGTACAGGAGTTATATAAAGGCAATCTTCTTTTTGCTACCGGTAAGGTTGCATCTCAAACCGCAGCAGGGCTGATGTCTGCCGAAGACAAGGTTAAGCTGGACAATCTGGCTGCCGGTACTGTTGCAGGTCTTACGCCGGTTGACGCAACGATTGTGATTGCAGATGGTGAAGACGGTAATAAAACGATTGGCGTTCAGATTTCAAAGGACGAAGGAAACGCAATCGAGGTCAAAGGCGATGGTGTCTATGTAGGCAAAGACAATGTAGAATACACCATTGAAAAGCTGGACGATGCCACCGAAGGATATTCCGCTACTTATAGATTGAAGAAAACTGTTGACGGTTCCGGCTCTTATGTCGGCGCCGAAATCAACATTCCTAAAGATCTTGTCGTGCAGAGCGGAAGCGTTAAAACTGTTACAGAAGAGGATCAGCCATACGCAGGAGCCAAGGTCGGCGATACATATATCGATCTGGTATTGAATGATGCTGGGGCATCTCATATCTATATTCCTACAAGCGGCCTTATCGATACCAGTGATTTTGTTGTTCGGGAAATTGTAAATGATGATGGAGGTACGGCTCTCATTTTCAATGAGTCTACTGGCGGCGGAGCGAAATACACACATCAGGATGGCACTGAGTCCTTTGTCGGCGTGAATAACGGCGGAGAGAATGGCATGGTTGCACAGATTTATGCTGACAAAAATGTGGACGGAGATTGGGTTGGCTCCCGCATCAATGTATATCAAAAAGGAATCTACTACCATAATGCAGAGGACAAAGCATCTCCTGAGTACTTGGCGGATGATCCAAACCATGAAATTGCCACAAAAGGCGATGTGGCCGCTATTCAGGAGACGGTAGAGTCTCTGTCTGAAAGCCTTTCCTGGGGCTCTATGTAAATTCATATATAGGAGGTAAACAAAATTATGGCTACTGTTTCTTTTAAGAAAGGTTTGCTGGCGAACCTGCCCAGCTCTTATACTGAGGGTACTTTTTATGTTACTACCGATGAACACGGCCTGTACCTCGATGTAGATGGCTCTACCCGTGTTCGTATCGGAGATTTCCAGGAGTTTAAGAATCTGGACGCTTTGCAGTCCAATGTTAACCCCAGCACTACCGCTTTGTATTACATCAAGGATCTGAATGTGCTTGCTAAGTGGAATGGGTCTAAGTATGTCCAGATCAACCTGGATACCGGCGCTACTTCTGTTGAGGTTGTCGGTTCTGGTAACGCTGTTACTCAGGCATCTTATGACTCTGTTTCTCGTAAGCTGACACTGACCATGGGTGAAACCTTTGCTGCTGTCGGTGATGTTGATTCCAAGATTGATGAGGCTATTGGTGACCTTGGTAATAAAGAAGGGGAAACCCCTTATGCCAATATGAAGGACTATGTGGATACCAAAATTGCCGATGTTGTAGCCGGTTCCATTGAAGGTCTGGGAGACCTGGCCTCTAAGGATAAGGTGGCTGAGGGAGACTTGGACACCACTCTGGCCAATAAACTGAACGGAAAGGCCGATGTTGGAACAACCTCTGACGCCTCTGCCGTTGACACTATCAAGGGTGCTAAGAAGTATGCTGAGGAAAAGGCCGCTGCCGCCCAGACTGCTGCAGTAGAGACTGCAAACGGCTATACTGACGGCAAGATTGCCGCGCTTAATATCGCCCAGTACGCTAAGACTACGGAGGTTGACTCTAAGATTGCCACCTCTAAGACCGAGTTGATTGGCACTGGCGACGATACTGGAACCAACGATACCATTAAGGGCGCTAAGAAGTATGCTGAAGAGCAGATTGCCGCTCAGGTTGCCTCTGCTTATAAGGCCGCTGGTAGTGTGGACTTTGCTTCTCTCCCTGCTCTGTCTGCTACTGAAGAGGGCAAGGTCTACAATGTGACCGACGCTTTCAGCACCACTGAGGACTTTATTGAGGGTGCTGGTAAGTCTTACCCCGCTGGAACCAATGTGGTGTGCATTGATACTGGCGATGAGACTTTCAAGTGGGATGTTCTGGCTGGTATGGTTGACCTGTCTGCCTACGATACTGCCGAAGTTGCCGCTGGCAAGGTTGCTACTGCTAAGCAGGGAGCTATCGATGCTGCTGCGGCCGATGCAACCTCTAAGGCTAATGCCGCACTTGAGGATGCCAAGGAGTATGCAGACGGTCTGAACACTGCTATGGATGGTCGTGTGACCGCTGTGGAGGCAGACAAGCATACCCATGCAAATAAGGCTCTCCTGGACACCTATACCCAGACCGAAGAGAACCTTGCTGACGCTGTAGCTAAGAAGCACACCCACGCCAATGCTACTGAGCTGGGTAAGATTGCTGATGGCGACAAGGCAAAGTGGGACGCTATGGAGCAGAACGCAAAGGATTATGCAGATGGTCTGGCTGTCAACTATGACGCTGCTGGGTCTGCTGACGCTGCTGAGGCTGCTGCCAAGGAGTACACCGATACTGCTCTCACTTGGGGCTCTTTCTGATTTAAGGACAATGTAAAACGGCTGTTTTATAACAGCAAGCCTGAAACGGAGAGGGGCGAACGATAGTTCGCTCCCTCCGCTTTATTATGCGCAAAACACGAAGAATGGAGGCTATAGAATGGCACTCTTTAAGATTCTAAAAGGAGATAGCTCACGCATCTCTATGGAGGCTACTCCGTTTCATGATGGGTATGCCTACTTTACGCCAGATGATGGTGGATTTTATATCGACTCTGAAGACAATGGTGTTCAAAAGAGACACCGCATTAACCCACAGAATGCGGGCAGCGGCAGCATGGCAGTGGACGCTACCCTCCTTGCGTCCGCATGGGCTTCTGGTGAACAGACTGTGATGATTCCAGGCATTGCTACTGACTCCAACGGAGTAGTTGGACTTGCACAAACTATTTCTGACGCACAAATGGAAGCTGCCAAAAATGCAGAGCTTTATGTCTGTGGTCAAGGTAATGGCACATTAACTATTGCTGCATTTAGCGAGGTTCCTAAGTGCGATATTCCTGTCGTTGTAATTCTTATCAACTGAGACAGGAGGTCGTAGATATATGAGCGAAACAATGAATTACGGTCTGTATATCACAGATGATGGTTCTGAGCGATTCCTTGATTGGCGGAAGCAGATGAATGGAACAGAAAATTCCAACATGGTGAAAATCGATACTGCACTTGGTCAAAAAGCAAACAGCAGCATTGCTATCAACGCCACACTTGTTTCTACGGCGTGGTCTGGTATTGATGCACCATTTACGCAGGAACTTGCTGTTGAAGGGCTTACTGAAACACAAAACGGTACGATCTCTGTTGCTCATAATGCTACCGTTGAGCAACGAGAAATTGCGCGAGAAGCCATGCTTTCCGTTATTGGACAAGAAAACGGAAAGTTAATTATTGCAGCAGACGGAGAGATGCCTGAATTTGACATCCCCGTTTATATCATTCTTTTAGGCTAAAAGGAGGGCGTATCATGCCAATTTTATCTAACTTTCCTGGCGGAGCAGGTGGTTCTGGTGGACTTGCCCTGGCCGCTGTTTCTAATATTAAAACACTTGCCGCATCAGGCAAAGTGTATGTGAAATGGACTGACCCAGAAGACCTTATTGTAGCTGAGTCTCCCCTTGCAGAATGGGGCGGAACTCTGCTTGTAAGAAAGGCTGGGTCTATGCCAACAAGCCGTCGTGATGGCACTATTGTCATTGATAGCAAGGTGCGTAATCAGTACCAGAACTCCTATTTTTGCGATAGTGGTCTTTCCAATGAGACGACTTACTACTATAAATTCTTCCCTTATACAACGACTGGTACATATACCGAAAGTGCTGACAATGAGTTCACTGAAACTCCAACCGTTCAGGTAGAGGGAATCAACTCATGGAGTGTGACCAGCATCAGTGCAGTCGCATCCGGTGATGGAAAGATGACTGTTAAGTGGACTGATCCAGCTGCAACTATTGTAAATGATGGAGTCACCCTTGCAACTTGGGCAGCCACTACTATTGTGGTGAAGAAAGGTGGATATGCTACATCTAAAGATGATGAATCTGCTGATTACTCACTTCGTGTTACTTCTCGCAATCAATATTCCACAAATGGCCTGCAGATTACTGGGTTGACCAATGGAACTACTTATTATATCAGCCTGTTCCCTGAGACGACTGATGGTGGTATCAACTCTTCTACTTCTCAGAGAGCAACTGGTGTACCTAACCGTATCACCATTCCCAATGTTCCGTCTCAGAGTGGCTCTCTTACATATACAGGAAGTGCACAGTCGCCTACTTGGAGTAATTATAACACCACTTATATGACTATCGGTGGTACTACAAGCGGAACAAATGCGGGTTCATACAATGCCACATTTACTCCAAAAGCGGATTATCGTTGGTCGGATGGAAGTACATCTGCTAAAACAGTTGCATGGTCTATCGCAAAAGCTGCTGGAAGTCTTAGCATCTCCCCAACTTCTATCACGCTCAACCTGTCAAGTCCAACCGGCACAATCACTGTTACCCGTGTCGGTGATGGTGCCATTAGTGCTACTTCAAATAATACAGGTGTAGCAACGGTTTCTGTAAGCGGTAATAAAATCACAGTCAACAATGTAAACAAGACCAATGGCTCTGCCACTATTACTGTGAAGGTCGCAGCTGGAACAAATCATACTGCTCCAGCAAACAAGACTTGTTCTGTTACTGCCACATTTATTACTGATGTGTTGAATGACAACGATTGGAGCGCAATTAGCAGCGTATCCAGCACGGGATCAAACTACTGGGCTGTGGGCGACAGAAAGGCTGTCACAATTAACGGAACAGTCGGCACAAAGGCTATTAACGCCACCTACTATGTGTATATCCTTGGATTTAACCACAATAGTAGCAGAGAGGGCAATGGTATTACATTTGGCGGATTTAAGACCGCTTTGAGTGGTGGAACCGACATTTGTCTGATTGACGATAACTACAACAGCTACTCTACTGGAGGACAAAAATGGTTCAATATGAACCATAGTTCTAACACGAACTCTGGTGGCTGGAAGGGCTGTGATCTCCGCTATGATGTGCTTGGAAGCACGAACACCAACAATGGTGATGCTACATCAACAACTGCGACCAGCCCTGTTTCTGGCACACTCATGGCTGCTCTCCCAAGCGCTCTGCGTGCTGTTATGAAGCCAATGAACATCTATACGGATAACACCGGCGGCGGTAGCAACACAGCGTCCTATGTCACTAAGACCGTAGACTACCTTCCTCTTCTGGCCGAGTTTGAGATTTTTGGCACCAGAAGCTATGCTAACTCTGCGGAGCAGAACTACCAGGCGCAGTACCAGTATTACAAGAACGGTAACAGCAAAGTGAAATACCGTCACAGCGCAACCAGTTCCGTTGCGTGGTGGTGGGAGCGTTCCCCTTATTACACCGACAGCAGCACCTTCTGCAGTGTGAACGCCGACGGCAACGCGAGCACTAGCTACGCATGGTATTCCAGTGGGCTCGCCCCGGCTTTCCGCGTCTAATCTTGCAATCCATAATAATCCAGCCCACGAAAGTGGGCGTGGTTCAAACAAAGTAGCACACATTGGCGGGTGACCCTCCTTTGTGGTGTTGAGTGGGAACCTCGTCCCCCCCCCTATTTGTATATCGCCGTAACTTTTTCAAGAAAAGGCGGTACAAATATGGGTGACCCTCCTTTACGGATATGGTCGCATGGGGAAAAACGACTTCCCAAAAATATGAATGAAAGGAGAGGCTTATGTCAGTTCTCAAAGCACACAGGTCTGAAAGCAAGGCAGAGTTCGTTAACACTGCCAACAAAATCTATGTCCATACAATCAACTTTCTTTCCAGGTTGTCATCCAGATACTCTCGATTGATGGCAGAGCAAGTAGCCAACCTTGCATCCGAAATTTTAGACAATGTTGAAAAAGCAAACAGTATTTTTCCATCTGATGCAACAAGAAAGGAACTTCGTAAAACGCACCTTCTTGAGGCGAGAGCGTCGCTCATGGCGCTCGATGTACATCTCGCACACTGCTACGATCTAATGATGACAAACCCGTCAGGGTGTTTCACAACAGGAAGCGGAAACACAGTGGGCTCGACTGATGCAAAAAGAAAATTGGATCATATGGCTCAGGAATTGGGCGAATTGATCGACCGAGAAAACACTTTGTTGACCAATGTGCTAAAGAGTGACAAAGGCAGGTAAAGACTTTAATACTCATTAGGTGCATTTCTGTAAAACCTTGTCGCTGGGTGGGTTTTCCTTCTCAGGTGTTCCGCTGCGTGGTGGTGGGAGCGTTCCCCTTATTACTACTACAGCGACGGCTTCTGCCTTGTGAACACCAACGGCTACGCGAACTATCACAACGCCTTGAACTTCCTTTGGGCTCGCCCCGGATTTCGTAAGGCCAGAAATGGTTTTGGGTCAAATGCAGTAGCCTGATGCAGGGTGAAATACGACCTTTACGAAAGGAGAAATGTTTCCTGTGACGAAAGTCCGAAACTGCCCTCTGATGCTCAAGCACGGACGCCGCCGAAGTAGTTCGAGCGTGCATGGCGGGGAATCGTATCTAAACCCGTTTCATGTGTTTCGAGCAAAGCATATTAGACGATACCCAACAAGATATATGTACGGAGGGCGAATACTTTTTTATGAGTAGACGAAAGGGTCGCTACGAGCGACGCAAGGAAAAACGATACGGCAAAAGAGTTCAACGCAGTAATGAGGTCGGTGGTCTCCATGAGGTATTCACATACCAAGATCTTACACTGCTGGTAAGAAATGTTGTAAAGGTGTTCGATGGAAGAACAGCACTCAACGGTTTGAGCAACATTTATTTTCTGGAACTGCCGTAAGACGGAAGATGGTTCTTGACGGAAGGTGGAAACCTGGTGGGTATGTCCATTTCATACTGTCAGAGCGTGGTAAAACGAGACCAATTGACGCTCCAAGAATTCAAGATCGTCAAATCCACAAAGTATTTACAAAGAAAGTCCTTTTGCCGCTGTATTTGCCAAGTATGATATGGAATAATGGTGCAAGTCTTCCAGGTAAAGGGTTCGAATTTTCTAAAAGAGAGCTCAAGAATGACCTTCGTTATCATTTTCGAAGATATGGAAGAGATGGTTATGTCATTCTAATTGACTTCCGACAATTTTTCCCATCTGTTTCACACGAAATGGTGTTTCAGCGGCACACAAAATTTTTATTAAACGATGCTATTCGGAAAATCGGTGATGATATTGTGAACACAGTCCCAGGTGGCAAGGGGTTACCGCTTGGAGTTGAACCAAGTCAGGCAGAGATGATTGCATTTCCATCTGCACTTGATAACTACATAAAATGTCAGTTATCTCTTAAATGTGCTGGGCACTACATGGACGATTATTACATCATCGTGCCGCCAGATAGAGACCCAAAAGAGATTATGAAACTGATTGTGGCTAAAGCCGAAAGTCTACGACTTACCATTAGCATGTCTAAGTCAAGAATTGTGCCTCTGACAAAACCGTTCAAATATTGCAAAGCAAAGTTTACTTTAACTTCGACTGGTAGAGTAATCATGAACGGAAATCGTGACGGTATGAAGCGTGCACGGAAAAAGATTAAAGCATTTTATCATAATATCCAAGCTGGCGAGATGAGCTATGAGGATTTGTGGACTTCTATCAATGGAATTTTCGCATATTTTAGAGCCTACAATGACCATAACAGGGTTCTAAAATTGCGTAGACTGTTCTTCTCAATATTTGGATTTTCATCTGAACACATCGAAAATTTTAGGGAAAGAGGAATAAAAGGTGGAATATATTGCGCATAGACGATTCAAAGATACGGCCATTTGTGGGGATGTAAATATCCCTGCAATGACCGAAGTGGATAGTATTGATGGACGCATCATTTTTAATGGTGAAATTATCTGCTTTGAAACAAGCGAAAACGCACATCAGTTTTTTGCACGAAATGACGATGGAAACGGTATGGTGCGTGGTCAGTTGACACAATCAATCCAAAAGATTCTGTCTAAGAAAGACAAGAATTATCAGTCAAGGTGGGATAAGGTTTGGGAAGATAGTGTTTGCCAAAAATATAAGCGACCAGAATATGATGATTTCTGGCTTTGGAATCATGCTTTCTTCTGTGCAGATATTGAAACATTAAAGTATATTGCGAAATTAGTTGGTGCAAAGGAGGGTAACTAAATGTACCGTGTTATTAAAATTGATGGCACAGAACTCGGGATTGTGGACTCTGTAACATATATCAAGTTTGGAAGTTCTGGAGACTATACCGTTGCGACCGAGCAAGATGCTATCGGAGTTGCTTTTGACAGTACACCATACAACCTGATTGGGCATGATGAAATCCAGGGTGCAGGCACGGTTGTTGTATCAAAAGTAGATGGAGGCTCTATGGTTTCCTACCAGCGTAGCCTTATTGATGAGCTGATTATCACGGCACTGGAGGGTTAAATTATGAAGGAAAAACTTAGATCTATGTATGAGGCTAATATCATTGAGGCTGATGGCCTGCTAAATGCTGTTGGCCGTGGTTGGATCACTCTCGATGATGTAGTCGAGATTGTCGGAGAAGATAATTCACTTAGCGTTGTTATGTCTGCAAAGCTCGCAGAGATTTCTAAGGCGTGCAATGCAGTCATTGAAAGCGGTGTAGACATTAAACTCGGAGAAGAGAGTGTGCATTTCAATCTCGATATTAAAGACCAATCCAATATTAACAACCTGTTCCGTGTTGTTGAGCTTGGCGGGACTGAATTTCCATATCAGGCTGATGGTGGTGTGTGTCGTATTTATACTGCTGCAGAAATCGTAGAAATCTATGTTGCTGCTCAGACACTTATCACTGCGCAAACCACATATCACAATGAACTGAAGCAGTATGTTCAGGCGCTTGAAAGCGCTGAAGATGTTTCCGCCGTCCAATATGGCATGATTCTACCAGATCCATATCTTTCTGAGATGAATGAAAAGTTGATGGTTGCACAAGAACAAATGCAAAGCATTGTTCTTAAACTCCAGCAACAGCAAAATATGGGGATGTAAATAAATGAAATATCGTCATTTTGCAAAGGAGGCAGTACTCGCTCTGATAGGCGGCTCTATATATGTTTTTATTGAGCTTGTATGGAGGGGTTATAGTCACATATCCATGTTTATTTTAGGCGGAGTCTGCTTTGTTATTATTGGACTTATTAACGAGCTATTCCCTTGGGATCTTGGGTTGCTCTGGCAATCTATCATTGGAGCATTTGTAGTGACGATATGTGAATTTGTAACTGGGCTGATTGTAAATGTTTGGCTTAGATTGGGAGTCTGGGATTATTCCGGGCTCCCATTCAATATTATGGGACAAATTTGCTTGCCGTTTTTCTTTGCGTGGATTGCACTATCTATTGTTGCAATCATCCTTGATGACTACATACGATACTGGTTTTTTGGCGAGGAAAAACCTCACTACAAATTTATTTAATAAAACATCTCTTTTATACGGGAGGTGATGTGATTGGATAATACAGAAAAAATTTGGAAATACCTCAAATCTAAAGGTTTGAACGATTATGGTGCTGCTGGGCTCATGGGAAATCTGTATGCAGAAAGTGGGTTGAACCCGAAAAATTTACAGAACTCCTACGAGAAAAAACTTGGCTACACAGATGCCCAATATACTGCCGCCGTAGATAACGGCAAATACAAAAACTTTGTGAAAGATTCTGCCGGATATGGATTGGCCCAATGGACATATTGGTCTCGTAAACAGGCTCTTATCGACTTTTGCAAGACTGCAGGTACATCAATCGGTGATCTTGATATGCAACTCAACTTCCTTTGGAAAGAACTGTCTGACGGTTATCGCGGCGTTATAAATGTGCTTATGAATGCCACTTCCGTTATTGAGGCATCGAACACAGTTCTTCTGCAATTTGAACGACCAGCCGATCAGAGTGCATCAGTTCAGCTTAAACGGGCTGAATACGGACAGGCCTATTATGACAAATATGCGAACAAAAATCAGGAAGGAGGAAGTGTTGTAATGAGTAATAGCTCACTCGTATCATACACAAAAATTTCGCCCAATAAATCAAGCCCAAGAAACCACAGCATTGATAGGATTTCCATCCATTGTGTTGTTGGACAGTGTAGCGTAGAGACACTCGGCAATATTTTCGCTCCTACATCACGGCAAGCGTCGTCTAACTATGGAATTGGATTAGATGGAAAGATTGGAATGTATGTTGAAGAAAAAGACCGATCTTGGTGCACATCGTCTTCTTCTAACGACAACAGAGCCGTGACTATTGAAGTGGCAAGCGATACATATGACCCATACAAAGTGACTGACGCAGCATACGCCAGCCTGTTAGATCTGGTAACTGACATTTGTAAGAGAAACGGTAAAACAAAAATTATTTGGTTCGGTGATAAAGAGAAGACTCTTTCCTATACACCTAAGCCAAATGAAATGGTCATGACTGTTCATAGGTGGTTTGCAAACAAGTCATGTCCTGGTGATTACTTGTATAACAAACATCCTGAGATTGCTGCAGAAGTCAATCGTAGGTTGTCAGGTGGCAATGCAGGAATTGAGGAGGAGGATGAAGATATGACACTTGAAACCTTTAAGAAGCTGATGAACGAGTATCGTACAGAGCTCAGAGATAACGATTGTGGATCGTGGAGCAAGGAGGCTCGTGAATGGGCTATTGCAACTGGTCTGTTTGCGGGAGGAGCTCCTTTGCCGGATGGTACTCCTAACTATATGTGGGCCGATATGCCGAGCCGTGAACAAATTGCTCAGCTGTTCTATCGCTTTGCACAAAGAAACGGTTTGACCTAATTGCTATGTTCGACAATGTAAGGAGGCGGTTCTCCTATGGCCATTAAAATTGAGAGAAGCAAGAAAAAGAAACCTGAGTATTCTAAAAAACTTGTTTCTGATATTCGTTGGCTGCTGTGGATGGTGACCATTGGTGGGATCGTCCTGGCAGCTTATTGTATTTATAAGGGTTATATCGGGTCTCTACCGTGGCTATCTGCAATGGTTGGTTTACCATGGACTGCGCATGGCGTTGTCTGTTCATTTTATTTGAATATGGCGAAGAGCGACCATAAGAGTGCTACTGGAGAAGGTATTACATTTGCTTCTGCAAAAGCGTCGGGGTTCGGCAAAGAGTCAAGTGAAATCGATAGTCCCAGAATCTAATTAGGAGGTATGTTTATGGAATGGATGGATTATGTCTCTAATATTTTGAGTGGACTTGCTGTGTGCATCCCAGTTGTGATTGCTCTTGTAAAGTATGTCCAAAAGGCTATCAAGGAGAAAAACTGGAGCAACTTACTTGAACTTGTCATGTCATACATGGAAGAGGCAGAGAAGAAATTTGAGGATGGTGCAACCAAGAAAGAGTGGGTTATGGCTATGATCTTAAACTCTGCTGAGGCCATTAACTACGATATTGACATGGAAGTAGTAAGCAAGCTAATCGACAGTCTGTGCGATATGAGCAATAAGGTGAACGCCCCGGAGGAGAAAGCGGGTGAGTAATCTAAATGCTTGGCTATATCGAGTATCTTAACATACCCATTCGCATTGGTCTCGTAATTATTGGATGCTTCCTTGTTATGCAAATTATTGGTGAGGTGCTTGAATTCAAAGGAAAGGTAGTTCCTGAATTTGTAAAAGTACGAAAATATTTTGCACGAAAGAAACATGAACGACAAACAATGGAAGAAATGTCTTCTACGATCAAGGAAGTAAAAACTTTGCTCAATAGTGTAGATGAACACTATAACAGCGATAATATTGCAAGGAGAAACCAGTGGATGGAATGGGTAAACAGCCGTGCGAAGGTTTATGATGATGCTATTACTGACCTAAAAATCAGTATGGATAAGAACAACGAGATTACTATGTCCCTTTACATTGAAAGCAAAAGAAATGCTATTATTAACTTCGCTTCATATGTTGTTGGAGAAAAGAACTTGGTAACAAGAGAGCAGTTCAAAAGAGTTTTCAAAATTTATGCTGAGTATGAAGACATCATTAAAGACAATGGCTTTACAAACGGAGAAGTTGATATTGCAATTCGCATTATCAGAGAAGCGTATGAAAATCATTTGCGCAATCATACATTCGTAGAGGATGTTCGCGGATATACGGTTGCTGAATAACTGGATTTTATTCTGAAATTTTGTGGGTGTAAATTTCTTAGGAGAGTCTTCCCTATATTAGGGTCGGCTCTCCTTTTTTTTGCGCGGTAAAATTGAAAAAATAAAGGGCAGGAAGTAGAATGCTCTACCCCTGCCCTACCGTTTTATAGATGCCGTTTGACAGCATTTAGAGCCGCTCTATAGGGCTCAATTTGTTAGCGCACCGTTTACTCACATGCGACGCTAAAAAGCTCTGTATGGACGCTCACGCGCCTATGAGGGCGTTTCTGCTTGTTTATAACAGCGTTGTTAATGTGCAGCGTTCTTATAAACAAGCACAGTATGTATTGCCTCGGACAACCGAGGCTGTAAAGAAACTATGCCAGTCCCTTTTTCAAGTGGTGTAAAAGTGGTGTAAATATCTAACTACGATAGACAGTAAAATTAGTGATGACAATGGTTGTAGGGGCACAAGTGTATCTCCAGCGCTTTTAAGTACATAAACTCACCCCCAGGTTCTTATATCTTCTCAAAGCCTTATGCCGCAATAGTTTTAGCTTCATTGTCGACTTAATAACTCCTCATATCTTTTCTTGTTTTCGTCTTCAAGCGGTGTAGAATTTGGTGTAAAAGCAAAAGCTCGTCAAATTTACACCACCAAAAGCCCTGAAACCATTGTGGCAGAATGGTTACGAGATTTTGAACGCTCCGTTGAGGGCTTGCATTGTTTCAACTTTTTTATCCTTCATTGCTTTGGCGTATGTTTCCATCGTAGTGCGGATATTGCGGTGCCCCATGATATCTTGGAGAACCTTGGTGTTGACATTACTTTCGCACATCCTCGTGCAGAATGTGTGTCTTAGAATATGTGCGCTGATTTTGGGAAGGTAGTTTGGCTGTCGCTTTTCTTCGTATGCCCGTGCGTACTCTTCCTTGTTATATGATGTGATAATACCCTGTATCGCATCATAAATAAAAGATTGGGTATAGACCTGTCCGTTGTTATTGAGAAACACAAAATCGGTATATCCATCTACAACAAAATCTTTTTTGGTGGCTCCGTGCTTTTTGTCGCGTTCTCGTAAAAGGGCAGACTTAACATCATCAAACATAGGAATCTCGCGATTACCAGCCTCTGTTTTTGGTGAGGATACTCTGTATCGGTAACTACCATCTTCACACCTTTTATACATGATTGTGTGTGTTACATGGATGATCCCTTCTTCGAAGTCGCAGTCGCACCATCTAAGCCCAAGAGCCTCACCAATACGCATACCGGTTCCGAGTAATACCGTAAACAAATTTGCAAGCCTATTGTATTGCCGCGATGCGTAGATATAATCAATGAAAGACGCCTGCTGCTCTATTGTCAATGGTTCTCGGCAGGCAGGCGACAGTTCGGTAGTCTTCCTGAAATTACGAAATGCGTTTGACGCAGGGTTAACACGGATGATGTTGTCCATTACTGCGTTTTCGAATATCTGATAAATGATAGAGTGCGCTTTTTGTGCTGTTGTCGGGTTAACTCCAGAATCACTTACCATCGTCTGATATAACTTCTGGATTTCTGTTGGCTTAACCCTTCCGATTGGCTTACTCCCTATCACTGGCTTGATATGCTTTTTGTAGATATCGTTGTAACAGCACCGTGTACTTTCCTTTAGGTCTTTCCTGATATCAACAAATTGCTGATACAGATCGTCCACAGTCGTGTTTTCTGCATCTCTTGTTTTGATTTTGTCGTCAAGGTCTTTGAAGATGAGTTTCTCTTTTTCTCGCAACGATTGCGAGTCTCGTTGACCCTCCTTTAGTTTGTCGGTGCTTACCAACTTCCAACTATACACAGCTCGTCGCACGCCAGAGCTATCCGTGTATCGAAACATATATTTCCCGTCAGGGCGTTGGACTTCACCGTTCCGCAATATGCGGCCCTTGTTGTCTCTTCGCTTTTCCATCGTGCTGACTCCTTTTCTGGTGAAAAAGGAATCTGGCATAGTTAGTTTACATTGTACCATGCCATATACCTTTTTTCAAGTTTCTAAACCAACTCACATTGGTCTATGTATCTTTCAAAGAGTTTTCTTTTGATTTGAGCGCGATTTCCATTCCAAATCAGATAGTCAGCGTCTTTGTTTTCGCTAATGATACGCCGAAGTTTATTCTCTCCAATACGAAAGTACTTCGACGCTTCTTCTACCGTTAATGTGTATTGCTCCCAGAATGGGATTTCCATATTCTTCATTGCACCACCTCTTTAGGCGAATAAAAAAAGGGCTGGCACAAAGCCAGCCCTCATTTCACTCCTTGAGTATCCAAGGGTCTTCTGTTTATTGTGGCTCCTTATTAGCGTCTGTGGAGCCCATACCGCCATTTCTGACACCGTCTGCGTTGTCAGAGTATGTAATACCATATGGGATAAAGATAGCTTGTACAAATCCGCTACCTGCCTCTACGGCAAGCGTTTTACATTCGTTGCTGTCGTTGGTCACCTTTGCAAAAATATGACCTTCATTATCTGAACCATAGTAATCACTATCAATAACGCCCATAGTATTGTTGAGCTGAAGACGATACTTAAACCCGAGCCCGCTACGAGGCAGACAACCAAGCCACCAACCTTCGTCGATTTTAACTCGAATTCCAGTTGGGATTTTCAGTGTTTCTCCAGGGTGCAACTCAAAGCTGAATGGTGCTTTGAAGTCATATCCAGCAGACCCTCCAGTCGCACGCTGTGGGATCTCCAATGCGTCATAGGATGCTTTGATAAATTCGTCTTTATACTCAGTGTCAATAAGCTCTGACATTGCCTCATAGAACTGCTCATAGCTTACCTTTTCAAATTCACCAACTCTGTTCATTGGTCACTCTCCTCTTTGTCTTTAATGTACAAACCACAGTGGCACATTCCACTGTCCATTTCACGAAACTCTTTGCACATACACTTTGTGTCTTCGTTTTTGACGAGTGAGCATGGGCAGTAACCTGAATTCGCTTTGAGCTGCCGCTTGATATCCTTGACGAATTCCTCGTCTGGGTTCAGTCTTACTTTCATTATGAAATCCTCTCTGCATATTGGTTGTCGCTTGCCAGTGTAACTCCAAGAATTTCGTCATATCGGCTTGGCTTGTTTGGAACATACCGACCGAACTTGACTATGATGTTCTTGAACTTAGCGAGCTGTTTAAGCTGGTCGTTTATTTCATGTGGGTAGTACCCTGTGTAAATGACCACATCATCTTCGCACCTGTAATTTGTACGGAGAATTCGAAGAAACCATTCAATATCTTTGAACTGCTCAAACGGTTCCAAACCTCCGAATACGATTGACTCGGTCACTGGATTTTTAAGATACCGCTCAATCAAATCTCTTGTTGAGATTGTGATGGGGGCGCTTGAGCGCCACCCATCATTTTGACAAATAGACATCGGAATACCGGCTTCGATGCAGCATTTACCATTACATGAGATTGCACCAATAAACATTGCTGGCTTCTTGTAGTTGGTAAAATCTTCATCTACAATTGTCTTTACTTTCATTCTGACATTGCCTCCGCATATGTATACCACTGTCTGGTATTAAACTCCTTGAATCGGTCTTTTGAGTATGCGCGGGACGGAACCAGATATCCAACAATTCTCTGATATGTATCAAAGACAGGCTCTCCACAATGTGGGCAATGGTCTGTGCCAATAAATCCATGGTGGTTTTTGCACTCATTGATACGAGTGTTAAATGCAAAATAGATTACGCCAGACTGGGCAATCTTGTTCAGCATATCCCACGCCATATCAGTGTTTGGGAAGTTGGACTCCAAGTTAATATGAGCGATACTTCCTCCAGAGCACTTCTCATCGAGAATAGAGCACAGTCTCAATTTCTCCTGAATGGTGCACTTTGCAGAAAGAGGAATCCACTGGTTTGAATAGATAAATTTATCATTAAGGTCATAAAGAACATTGTCCTTCTGACACAGGATAACTGCTGCACGCTCAGCTGGGACACTTTCAATGTTGAAAGAGTATTCATTTGTGAAGCCGTCCTTAACCTCGTTCAACACTTCAAAGATCTTGCTTGCAAATGCAACTCCTTCATCTGTGTAACTGATATACCCGAATTCGTCAGTGGAGGTATATCCAAATGCCTCAATGACTTCATACAAACCAAGGATTCCCATTGTGCAATACTGCTTGTCCATCTCAACAGCGCCTTCCTGATAGTTGGGAAGCAACCCCTTTTCCACATTGCGCTTAATGATGTGTCGCACTGTTTCCAAAGTCTTGCAGCAAAGTGTCGCACGCTTTTTCAACAAAGTAAGATACTTCTTTTCATCACACTCAGTTTCCAAAGCAATACGCATCAGGTTAATGGTGTTTACCTTTACTGAACCGATAGAAAGTGCTGTGCCACCGATGGAGTTAATAAAAGCATTCAGCTTAGAAGTATCAGACAGAAGCCGACAACAGTTAGAAAGTGTATTAACATCGCCGCTGATAAAGAAGTTACTATCATTCCAAGTGGTATTGTGGTCAGAACACCAACGAGCAAACTCTTCATCTGTAAATTTACCATCACGATACAGAAGGCTATAAGTCAGTACAGGGAATGTAAACATATTTTCACTTCTGATTTCCGATACAACCTCCATGAACATCTTTTGATGTTCAATGAGCTCCTCAACACAGTCGATTACATAAGTACCATCTGGATACTGGACGCCGCCAAATAGAGACTCAATATAATTTCGGTCAAAAATAGACACATTAACGAAGGCAGTCTGGTCAATGCGCATAAATGGCTGATTCAATCGATAAATGAACTTCTGGAAACACTGGCGAATATAGTAATCCGGGTCTTTGATGATATGACCTGATTCACAATCCTTTTTCCAGAAGTAATAAGTCCAAATCAAAACATTGGGGATTCCAACTGCACCGGAAGAGCGGTTGCTCATGTAGCTGATGTACTCAATGACATCGTCCATGAATGTGGTCAGGTGCTTTGGCGCTTGGTTGTTGTAGTTTTTGAGGAAGAACAGACCTTCCGTAGCCAGTCTGGTGAGATCATAGGCATAGCAATAAGGCAGATAGGTCGTTGTAGAAGCATCATGCAGGTAAAATCCGCCATTATACTCAGTCTCAAGCCATTCTCTTGCCGTTCTTAAGTTGTAACGCTTCTTCATTTCATAGAAAATCTTGTTGAAGGCAAAAAGTTTATCAAGCGATTTTCCTTTTTCGTTCAACAAGCTACGAATGTCTTTGTTTGATGCGTTCGCATTTGCATCGATGGTCACATCTGCAACATTTTTGTCAATAAATCCATCGATAAAGTCAGAAAAGTTGAGTTGTGTTTCGTGGAATCCATTCAGAAACTCAAAATCTTCTCCATATTTCTCATTCAGAGCATACATGGCTTTCTCAAAGTCTTTGTTCATCTTAATAGGAATGTTCATTTGGTCACCTCACTGTTGATTGATCCAGTTGTTTGCCTCTGCGAACTCAAGTAGCTGGTTTTCTACCTTGAGCACGGGCACCTGTGTGATTCCAAGCGCCAGCATCTCCATGACTGAATTGTTTTCTTCATACTTGATACCCTTTGCATCCAACTTTTTCTTTAGTACCCCACACTTAGGGCACCCTGTGGTGTAAAAAACAACCACAATTATCACCTACCTCCTAAGTTACATACCGCCTCATACGCTTCTGGCCATGATTTGACGCGAAGCATACCATGCTTCTCTGCGTCAAATTTACGGTTGTGCGAGGCGTCCATCAGAATACTGAAATACTCTCCCCCATCATGATTGTAAATTCCATCATCGATCAGAACATCCCCTTTTACCATCTGCTTATGGCTTGTGATAATTACATTGTCCCAAGTAAGGTACGGGAAGTATGTAAAAAGGACACAATCCATCTTTTGAACAATTGTTTTATAATAAGAAGATGTGACGATGAACACATCGTGCCCATCGTCAATAATCTTCTTTACATATTCAACAGCATATGGTTTTGGTTTGACCATTCGCCAAAGCGTCTCGTCTTCAAGAACTCCAAACAGTTGCTGCGGTGTGATGTCCGGGAAGAAATTTCTCATATTCCAATCGTTGATATCATCTGGGTCAACACTGGTTCCATATTTGGTATTCAGATATTTAACCCATGCGCCAACAAGATCTTCAATTGTGTCGTCCATATCAATCAGGACTGTCAATTTCTTCATATTTTCTCCCTTTTAATCAAGTAAGTCTGCCATTGCGGCTGTTTCACTTCTCTCTGTTTTCAGCAATTTTACGAAGCCAAATCGAGGATGCCCCTTTAGCTTGTCTACTGCAATCATCAGTCCATTGTTTTCGCGGAATACAGAGCCGTCAACTTGTTTATAATCGCCGTTAATCCAAAGCGAAGATCCCTCTCCTACACGACCAAGCAGAAGTTGGATGTGTTCTTTTGTCATGTTCTCAGCTTCGGAGCACATGATGATAGAGTTCTTGATATCCCGCCCACGAATAAAACCGAGATGTACTATCTCAATTCTTCCTTGTCCAATCATGATTTCAAGACTATCAACACCTCCAAGATGATCTGCAAGTGGCATAGCAAATGGAAGGAGTTTTTCTTTATAGTCTCCTGGCAAATGTCCGATTGGCTTTGAGTTTTTAACCTCAATGTTATTGCGAACCCATACAATCTTTTCGTATTTGCCTTTCTCAATAAGATCTACTGCAGCGGAAGACATGAGATAGTCCTTGCCGGTTCCAAATTTTCCAGCAAGGACTTTTACTGTAACATCATGGTTATACAGCATATCAATAGCAAGTTGCTGTTGTGTATTGCGCGGCTTTACCTTCCCCATAAATCTGCTGTTGATTACTTTGAATGGGACATTGACAAACTCTTGCCCGTTCCACCTAAATTGGTCTACTTGTTCACCGTCTTCATTTCTTATGACAAGATATTCGTTTGTAAGCCACCCAAGATTTGCAATGCTATTTTTGTCCTGATAAAATTCTGCAAGCGCATCATCTGACATTGTTACTTCGCGAAATCCGAAATACTCAGTCATACAATCACCTCAGATAATTTCATCAATATCACAATCTTTGCCAATGATGTAGTCAACAAACCCCTTTTCCTTAGCCTCATCGCTGAACATATACCATTCGACTCGCAGCCTGCTGTCATACTCTTCAGAAGTCAATTTACTTCTGGAAAGGATATACTGCTTAACACGGTCTTCTACTCTACGATTAAACTCCATCTGATCCTGTGCTTTTGCACCTGAGTTATAGATGAAGTTAGACCCATCATGAAGCAGAAACTTGGAATGGTTCATGGCATATCTGCAATGCCCTGCTAAGCCGATCAGAAATCCCATGGAATACTGGTATCCGAGATTGATTGTATAGACTGGTGTTTTACTGCTTAAAATCACATCAATCAGCTCAAACCCGGCATCTACCTCGCCGCCATTAGAGGCAATATACAGTAGAATAGGTTTGCGTGCCTCGGGCTTCAGTTCATAATCCTCGCGGTTATACTGGAGGATGTTCTTGACAATGTCCCCAATGGTGTACTGGTTGACATCTTCACTCAGAAAGAGCTTACGCTGTTTAAGATCTTTTAGGTAAAAGACCTCGCTTACCATGCCACCCTCAACGAGTGCCTTTTCAATATCAATCTCGATATCGTAATAGCCACCAACTCTGTTTTTCATGTGAATCCTCCTGCTGTATGTATTATTCGTAAATGGAAGTTTGATGCTCCCCGTTTACTTCGAAAACCCAGTCTGCTACTGCTTTATGCAGATCAGAAAGTGTGCCATTGTTGATTATGTATTTGTCTGCTTTGACATTGTCCAATGCAGTTTCTGATGGGTGCTTCTGCTGTTCTTCAGTGAGCGGACTCACGAAGTTCTCTCGAATCACACGAATGTGTGTTACATCAAAACCAATATAACGCAGATAATCGACCTCATTTGGGAATCGGCTGTCCGGGATAAGAACATAGTCCCATTCACTTGGAAAGAATGACAACATATCGCAAATAAATTTCACCCAATAATTTGGCTTCTTATTGCGAATAACATCTGTCCCAACACGCTGAAGTAGACTCCGTCCATATGTATCCTTTTCGCCGTTCCAATTAAAAAACTTCGTACAAATATATTTGACCAAGTCACCATAATGGGCGATTAGAACTTTGTATCCATCTGCTTCAAGTGCTTCTTTCATGAAACCTGCCGTTGTGTCTTTCCCATGCTGTGCTTTGCCAGAAATACAGACTACTTTCATGCCTTCACATCCCTCCTTGGCATCATGCCGCAGGTATAACGCTCTTTACAAAACCCCATATACTTGCACTTTGGAGTGAAATAATGCTCAACAAGGTACTTCCACTCGTCAGAATAATTGCTCAGCGCTTCGATCAGATCGTTAAATAATTCTCGGTACTCATGGTAGGCTCTTTTGCACATGCGCTGGTGAGACATATCGATTAAGTTTCGCAGATTGCGTTTATCAACCATTTTCGTCTCCATCCCCAAAGGCAAGCCGAGAGCAGAATCCTCTCTTGGAACACCGAGTTTTTCTAATGCTTGCAAAGACACCACAATGTTTGACATCATATCTCCATACACACGGAGAGCAGTTTTATTCTTCTGGATACTTGGAGGAGTCACATATGAAAACCCATCCTGGTAGTTGATATACCGTGTACTTGCTTGCAATCTTGTAGGGGCTCCTCCGATATGCGTGTACCATTCACGAATAACCCTTGCCGAATATCCATCAAGGATCATATATACATCAGGGAATTCAAATGTCCTACCGTGTTCGTTTTCGAGACAATCAATTCCTCTTTTGTAGTTTTTCTCCTTATCAGAAATGTCTGCCCCCCAACAAATACCGGCTTCTGTGCCGATCATCGTGATAGGAATTTTGGTTGTAAACTCGCTTTGGATGATTACTCTACCCATTTATTAACCTCAACTTTCGTAGGGACTTGGCAGGCTATAATCCCAAATATCATAGCTGCCGCTATAGGAATTTCGGAAATAGTTGTGTTCGCCATCTCCTCCAAACCATTTGTAATCAGACGGGAGCACCCTTCCCACTGATGTTTCTCCGTTAAGTTCTGCATTCCAACGAGACAATACATCCTCTGCAAGCCACAAAAGGTCGTCCAATAAAGGGGTATGGCTATAAGCAAACTGACCATCTGCCGTTACGATGTCAGCAATCGATGCGCCATCACTGTCATTAACTCTATTTAAGACAGTCCAAACAACACACGCTTGCTCAGTCACACTATCTACACCACGACATTCGTTATAAAGAAGCTCCGCCAACATGACGATATCGTTCTCAGTGTAATAAGTTATGTATGTCTCTTCTTCCTTGCTTTCTTCTTCGAAGCAATCAACAGCTTCGCCGTTTTCTTTAATTTTCGGTAGTTCAGGCATAAGTGCATAGTCGCAATATGTCATGTATGATGGTTGCATTGTTTCACTCAATGTCTGTTCGTCCATATCCTTTTCATCATTCGCTGCTGTCGGAATGATAGAAGATGAAAGCATAATAGTTACAATCAGGATCAGGACGGTGCCTACAATTAAAGAGCGTTTCATAGTAGTACCTCCGTGATTTTGGCGATAAAAAAAGAACGATGGTTGATATCGTTCATTAACCGCCTATTTGTTTTTAGTTTCTTTTGAATTGCGCAATAAACTCGTCAAATTCGTTGGTCATTTCTAACTCAGGTTCAACCTTTTTCTTTGGCATTTTGAATATATCACTTGCACACCAACCCTCATACGGAGATTTCCATGCAAAATCAGACTGAAAAAGCCTCCATGATGAGTAATTAGTAGGTGTGTACGAACTTGTAATATATGGAGATGTAATGTATCCCGCCTCAAATACAGTATCGGCCATAGGTCTAATTGTTTCGCGTTCAATCCCATTTGTTACACGGATGCCCGTGTCATAAATTCGCTCACCGTCGTTTGACTTGTATAGGGCACCACAATCTTTGAACAGAAAATAGTCTTCTGCTTGAATAGGCACATTGACACATTCTTGATAGCGGAATGCCGGGGTACATATAGATTCATCACATGTCCTTGTGTCAACAACAAAAACATCAAGCCCATAGTACATACCCATAACACCATTTTCATGTGCAGTGTCTACTGATGTGAAGAACTCTTTTCTTCCAATAAGGCTGCAGAAGATGTCAGGAGTCATGACGAATACAAGATCATTCATATCATGCACTCGATCGAGCATCCTCTCAATCTTGCTCATCGCTATGGCTATGGTAGTATCGATTTCCCGACAATCAATCATAGTAGCATACCCCCATATGCACCTCACCGATTACTGGTGAGATTTTGCAGCTATCGACGATTTTATCAAAACAGTCGCAGCAAAGCTGCAAGTGTACTTTACTGAGGTCATATTTGCTTCCATATCCAACAGTTGTATGTATGGTGAAATCCTCCTGCAAATCCCACTCATCGAGCGGTTTACCGCAGAGGTTGCAGCACTTTGTTTCTGGCAATTCGATGCCCCCTTTATTTCAATATAAAACCTAAGTTTTATTTAATTGTCGCCTGGTCAGATGCTGTGGTTGAAATGTCATCGTTACAATAGACAGGCGTGCCGATGTATGGCTGATTGTAGTTAGGCCAGTATACATTGGTGTCTTCTTCGGTTGTTTCAGTAACAGTTTTTCGTGTGACCTTGCCATCTTTATCGTACTCATAAACTGTTTCAACAATGGTTTTCTTAATCATTCCAAATCTCCTTTCTCAGAAAACTTTTTCATAGGCTGTCATCTTGAAGTAAGCTCCATCCCGGATGTACTCCTTGCAGTAGATGATATCGCCCTCTCTGATAGGCTCTTTATTATAAACGCTGTTGAATACCGTAAACCGGCTCTCAACACCGCTGCCTATAGACTTGGTAAACACACTATAACCAAATTGCTTCCCGTCGCTTTTGCGGTGAAGTGGAACTATCTTTGTAACATATAACTTCCTTCTGTCGGTTTCCTTTCCAGATACATATCCGATATATCCCATTACATCGTAAAAATTGCGAACCTTGATAAGGTCACTGATATCATCCATTCCAATTCCCTTGATGTAATCTTCGGTATCTTTGAGTATGGACATAACATCCAGAAGTGTATAACTTTTTGCTTCTCCGCCAGATTTTGTGACACCAACCGCATACTTTTTAACGATTGCTTCCAATGGAGTTCCATCAACCACTGACTTCTTAATCTGCTTTGCCTCGCCCTTTTTGAATGTATTAAACATATCGTTCATTTTTAAGAGCTCTCGCTGGTTCCCAAAGTCAGAGAAAAAATCAAGTTGGATCAAAATATCAAGCTGCCTTGAGTTGATGCTCGTCTTTGTATCAAGGTCATATAGCAGATCAACAAAGTATGTATATGTCTTCTCCTTCGACAAGGCATATAATTCATCTGCCAATGCAGCACTCATATACTTGATAGATGAAAGACCCTTTGCGATAATGTTTCGCTCCCTATCAAAGAAGTAGACCCCTCTTGAAAGTCCCCACTTTGGCATTGTTACTTGAATGCCTACTTTTTTCGCATAACTTGTAATTGCCGCTGTCTTCTCTTGATTATCGCCAAATATATTGAGAGCAGAAGTTAAAAATTCAAGCGGGTGGTAGTATCGAAGATACCCACATACATACCCGATTGCAGAATATGCGTCAGAGTGGTTCCACGAAAATCCATAAGCTGATGCGTCGAGAATGATTTGGAGGAATGGTTTGATAATGTTTTCGCATTGCTCAACTGTCATGTCGTATTGTTCTGAGCAATAAGCAACAAACCGATTTTCGATTTCAGGAAGCAGTGTTTCTGTCCCCTTTTTCTTTGCGATTGCCCGTCGAACATTATCTGACTCTGCTGCAGAATAACCGCAGAACTTTACAAGGAACTGCATGATAGTTTCTTGCATCGCGATACGACCGGCCTCCGGTGCAAGGAATTCGTTTAGAGCATCGAATCCATTATCATAAAACTCACCATTTGCCACGCTGTCCCGGAAGCTGGCACATGCTGGTCTCAATAAACCATTACCGAATGACATCCACTTCAGCATAGAGAAGTTCGGGATCTTTGACCTTGCTATTGCAAGTGTCTCGTCAGACATAAACTTCTTCATATACTGTTGCGCACTGTTCGATTCCCATTGAAATATCAGCGTTGTGTTGTCACGAATACTACGCCAAACATCCATATCTTCCATATCAACATTGTCTGGCGTCAGGCGCTCAATACCGAGTTTTTTACAGGTATCATTGATAACGCCGATATTATCTAACCCAAGAATGTCTAACTTGACATACATCAAGTCATCCAATTCTTTCATGTTAATCATGGACACTGGGTAATCTGATGTTGAGATGCTACATAAGCCGACCGTCTGTGCGATTGGTAAGTCTGAGATCAAAACACCACTTGGATGAGTGCCGATGGAAACAATGGTTCCACGAACAATATCCACATAGTTGAACAGCTCTTTATACTTTGCTCTGATAGCAGACTTTTCATTTTCGTTCTTGCTGTCTGCTGCTTTTGTAATAGCCGGCACTTCACTGAGAGGGATACCAAGTGCTCGTGCAACATCGCGAATGGCGCCCTTCTCTTCAATCGTGTTGAATGTAATGATTTCTGCTGACTGGATCGTTGGGAGCCCCATCTTATCCTTGAGCAAGAATTCCTTGACACGATCTCTGTCTTTGCCGCTGTAGTCTGTATCAATGTCTGCATTTGTGACACGAGATGGATTCATAAATCGGAAGAAATTCAAACCGAACTTAATACTATCCATCTCTGTAATGCCAAGTAGATATGCAACTATGCTTCCAGAAACTGAGCCACGACCATATCCACACTGGATGCCATTCTTTCGTTCCCATTCTCGGAGATATGTCTGAAGAAGCATAAAGTCGATTGATTTTGTTGCCTTGTAAACTTCAATTTCCTCTGCAACAATCTTTCCGAGCCGCTCCCCACCATGTCTTTTTACTGCATACGGATGAACACGAATTGCCTCTCTGATTTTCTCAACGAATGTTTCTTCGGGGTTCTCATAGATATGTGGGTACTTTGTACCACGATCCAACTCAAACGGTTCAACCATATCTGCCATTCGATTTGTTTCCTCGATGGCTTGCATGTACGCTTCCTCCGGGATTGAGTCTTGAAGCCGGAAAGAATCTACAAGTTCATCGTATGTTTTGAACTTCAGATCCCATTTATCTTCTTCATCGAAACGGATGTTTTTCGACCGCTGGAGAATCGACCGCCCACGCTCATGTTCTGCATTCAAAACATGTGTGTCAGTCCCTGCAATCAATGGTATACCAGTATCTTGACTCAACTGGTATAGCCTCTGATTATAAATAACCTGTTTCTCGTCAAGGTGATGTCCGATCTCAAAATAGCAACGGTGTTTGTTCTTCTTCATAAAGTTCAAAAACCGCTCTTGGATAAACCCATCTCCTTTGGCAAGGACTCCGCCAATGCAAGCTGTCGTTATAAGAATGTTATCCGATGTTTGGAATAACTCATCAAATGAGATACGCGGAACATAGTAGAAGTGGTTATCTTTTCTGTTAAAGCTATCGGATACCAACTGATTCAATTCCAAAAAACCGTCATAGTTTTTAGCAAGCAGGACACAGTGGTAATTATCTCTGATCTTTTCGGATAGATCAGATGTGAGATAGGCCTCAACAGCATGGATGTACTTCATCCCTGCTGCTTCAATTGCACTCTTTTTATGCCACCACTCAAAAACTGAGCCGTGTTCAGAGAAGGCCATTGCTTTCATTCCGCACTCTTTAGCACGGTTTATGTATTCACCAAATTTTGTTACCGAATCTATATTCGTAACTCCATTACTTAGGTCTGAGTGCAAGTGATATACGGTATAGTTTTCGCTACCGATAGTAAAGCCTCCCTTCATAGAGTGTTCTCCAAATTTCCTGCCCCTGATCTACAGGGGAATCTTTCTCTTGTAACAAGTCATCCTTATCCCAGATGTATTCAACACGGACATATCTTTTCAATCGCTTAATGTTTTCATCTTCTCTGATGTTGATCCCTTTATCGAGAGCAAAAACTACCCTACACCCCAGCTTTGCAAGTATCTTTAGCTGATATGGGTTCACATGAGATGTGAGAAGGGCTGCTGTGTTGTAAATACCCCAAGATGCTGCTAACATAACCGACTTAGCTCCCTCAAAAATGATAATCTCGTTCTTGAGTGCTATATAATCTCTGTTTTCTGCAAGTCCATAAATGGTATCCAGAATTCCAAGTGGCTTGAAGTAGGTATATTTTCTTAACTTCTTTTCTTTCCATTGCGTATCCACCGTTCTACCAGACACATTGATAATTTTGCCATCAACACTTCGAATTGGATAAACAATACGGTCTGAGAAATCATCATAGGCTACCTGGAATCGTCTTAAAACATCGACTGAAATACCCTCGTCTTTCCAGATTTGTAGTTTGTCCTCTCGAAACTGATACCTGGACATGTAGTTATCTGGAAGAGCAACAGATTTTGATGTTTTGATATGCTTTTTCTTTGGAGCAAACTTTTTTGCAATTTTAGATGCCGCCATCTTTTGTCTGCTCGATACACAGCCTTTCTCTCCGGCATATTTTCGTAATATGTCTGCTGCTTTTGAGTCGCCACAGTGGTAATAACTTTTAATAAACGACAGAATATTTCCACCTTTGCCAGAGGAAAAGTCATAAAACCGATTCATTTCTGTATTAACGGAGAACGACGGCGTCTCTTCCTCTTTTAGTGGAGACAAAGCCCAGTATTCTCCGTTTTTTTCTTCAAACTCAGTAAACTGAGATATGTATTCAAGGATATCTACTGATTCAATAAGTTCCGAGAGCGTCACACCGTCACCTCCATTCGATTTATTTTATTATGTTGATTGCTTAATATGGACACTGTGGAATATGTTGCTTGGCTTGCTCATAGCTGATAATGTTGCCATTGAACTGTAGGTCTATATATTCTCCATGAGCCATCTGCATACCGTTTCTGTTAAGAATGACTGACAGCTTTTTATTCCCGCACTCTGGGCCGTCTGCGTCAATCTCTTCCGGTGTCTTATCACGAATCACTGCAATGGTGGAAGCATTTCTGCCAATTTTTGCACTATCTGCTACCTTACCAGTTGCAGTTGCCTGTGCAGCTCCAAGGCCAGCAATGTTCATCTCACCGCAGATTTGGTTCTTAACCATATCCACAAATCGCCCAAGTTCCTGGTAACTGTCAAACGCATCACCTTCGCCTTTGCCTTTGAAATAATCCACAATCAAAACATCTAATCCCTGTGTATGCTTGACTTTCTTAACAGCTGTGTAAATGCTTTGTTGGTCGAACATTGGAATGTAGATGTGGGTGAACTTTCTTGTCTTAAGCCATGCTTTTGCCTCAATAATGCTGCGTTCCTCTTCTTCCGAGTAATTACCGGCTGTCAAGCGTTTGAATTCAATACCTGTAAGATGAGATAGGATTCGTGCAGTGAAAAGTCTTGAATTCAATTCACTGTCAAGGTATAGGATGGCGAGATCTTTCTTTAGCATGTCTACCGCACAATTCAGCAGCATCATGCTTTTACCCTGTTTTGCCTCTGCGGCAAAGATGAACAGTTCCCCTCTCTCCAATGTCGCATATTCGTTCAAAGCTGGGAACTTGAATGGAATACCAGCATACCCGTTTCCCTGTCTTTCTTTAATCTTATCCCAACAGTCGTCCACAATGTCTGCGTATGGTGGTACATCATTCGCCGTGGAATACTCCATCATAATATCATCCAGAGATGCGTAGATTTTTTGCTCTAAATCCTTTTCTGATTCATCGAGGCATAGTGCTTCACACTCTCTCAGTTTCTTAAATGTGTCTCGTCGAAGGGCCGCATTTAATACATTGCTAACCAGCATTTTGTACTCTTCTACAGATCGCCTGGCAAGAGTATCACTCATGTCGATGAAGTCCTGCAGTTCATCAATCTGTAGCTCTGCTGCATAACGCCGTGTATTTTCTCCAGACTCAAGAGCATTGATGATATTGTACGCATCTACTGTATCGATATTTTGTTGAGTCAAAATTGTAATCGCAAGGTACATATAGGCATTCTGCCTATCGCAAAAATGGTTTGGCAATAGGTTCTCGGAGTAAAAGATAAACTCCGGGCTATGTATCAATGATGCGATCACACCAGATTCGCTTGTGATGTTGTTGATGTCTTCGATTTTTATAGCTATCACCTCTTTGTTAACTCAAAATAGTCACAGTAATCTTGCATTTCACAGAGGTGTCTGCATTTGAAGTACTCCATATTCGGTCGAAACTCTGTTTCTACTGCAATCTCATCCACACGATCTTTGACCCATTGCTTTGCATTCTCAGATGCCATTTCATTAAATGGCTCTTCAATGAATAACTGACTTCTGAAACAATCGAAGCATAGCTTATCTGGTGGTTTACCGAATTGGTCTTGTACAGGAATTGAGTAAAGATAAAGCTGCCTTAAATACTGATCGAGCTCTTCATCTGTTTTTGTTGGTTTACTTCGGTGGCTGCGAGGTTTTAGCGTTCTTGACTTATTGTCGATAACAAGGATGCGGCCATCCTGATCTTCCTCAAGTCGGTCGATATAGCCGATCATAGGGATGTTACCTATCTGAAACTCAACTTTGTTTTCAACGGACAGAACTTTATTCTTTGGTTTCTGGAGCCTGCGAATGTAGTTCAGCCCGTCAACAAAGTAGTTCTTGAAGACTGTTCTGTTTGGCGCGTATGCCTTTACATGAGCTCTAAAATCTCTGAGATACTCTGCCTCAAGTTCTTCTCTCGATTTTTCTCCAGAGTAAAAGCTGGCAATTAGTTCATGCACAAATTTGCCGTAGTTGGCAAAGAACATCTCTTTCTCTTTTGCTTTTGGATATCTGACATACTTCAAATACCAGCGGTATGGGCAGTCATCAAAGGCTTTGATCCTGGAGTGACTCCAAACCATATCCCTAATTAGTGGTTCGTAGCTGACTTCTCCCATAGGCCGTCTGCCTCAATCAGAACGGCAGGCGGCTGTCGTCAACTTCACCATCATCAACAGATCGCTCCGGCTCAGTGGGATTTGAGGATGTGGTGTCACCATCTGCATCCTCGAAAGAAAAGAGCTTGAAGTTTGTGTATGTAGTCTTTTTCTCCGCATCATATTTGGTTGTAACATCACAGTCGCCGATCTTGATACGAGAACCTTCATGCAACAAAGATGCCTTCTTTGCCGCAGCAGTACCGATACACAGAACAAAACCAGAAAAATCTTGTTCATACTCTCCGGTCTGCTTATTCTTGCGGCTGACAGAAATACGAATCTTTGTGCTTGTGTCACTCATGGGGGACACTTCCCAAACCTTTGCGTAGGCGCCAGTGCGGAAACCCATATTGAACTCCTCCTTTATTTATTGGGCAATTCCTGTCTGAATATCCTGCAGCAATTTGCTCGCCAATACAGACTCTTTGATTGCAAAATAGTCGCCGTTCTTTACATACTTGGTAACCATCTTCTTTACATCATCTTTCTTGTCTGGGTTTGCTGCAAGGTAATCCTTGATAGTCTTATCGATACTCTCGATAATTTGTGCGGTAATAACACGATCTTCCTCTGCCTCTGCTTCTTTCTGTTTGCTGCGGAACTTATCTGGATCATCGTTTGAGGTAGAGATATTGAAATACTTAAGTAAGAAATACCGCGAAGAATAGGTCAGTCCAGAGCCAAAGCTCTGAGAGGCATCACTCTGCTGACCGACCATTGCCCAAGGAACAATAATACACTCTGACGGATCTTCATTATTGACCCAAGTCCATGTGGTATCTGCTGAGACTAATACCTCGTTAACATTCTCCTCATAGATATCGCCTTTTGCAGTTGTCTTGGTCTTCTTATACGGATAAGGAATTACAGTAGTAGTTCCAGGTACAATACCTGGAATTAAAGAGAGATTGTATTTCTCCATAAAGACCGTGATTTTGGCAAGAATACTCTCTTCTTTGGTATAACTGTATCCATAAGCCTTGGTATCACGCTTCATAACTTCAACATGCTTACGGATTTTTGCCAACTTCTGATAAATGTTCATCTGCTCAGCCATTATTTCCTCCTATCAGTCAGCGCACAGCAACGCCTTAAAATTCGCAATGACTTTATCGTTCTTAGTTTTCGCATTGCTAAGGCCGGTTCTGGTCGCTTCCAGCTCGTTCTGGTAATCCTCAATCTCCTTAATTGTCTCCTCAATACCACGATTAAGTTGGTCGAGGTTACCAATTGTAGTGTTTACCAAAGCAACTGCTGTATCAAACTGAGCAGTATAACTATCAAGCTGAGCTTGTTTGGCCTGCAGGATATCTAACACTTTTTTCTTTCCAAGCATATTATGTATTCTCCTTTTCTTCGAGTAGGTATGTGGACTCCATGTCCGCTAAATGAGTGAGCAGCGCAAGATTACTTCGCTCAAAGATTTTGCCAATGAAGTATTCACCTCCCTTAACAGAAGTATCAAAGCCTCCCATGTGAGCCCGAATCGCAAAAATCTCTTCCGAATCTAAGTGGATAAAATTTTGAAGGATAATAACCGACTTCTCTCCATGACCGCATGGGAACTTTTCGTCAACCTCATATACTTCCTTTTGAACCCAAACACCATTCTCTTTGACATTTCTGGTTCCTTTCTTGTAGTAGTTGACTTTGCACACATCATGCAATAATGCTACAATCGCAATCGTCTCATTACTGTAGTTCTCTTTTAACCCTGTGTTTTCAAGAAGAGAAACCAGGCTGTTATATACATTGATAGAATGCTCAAGGAGACCGCCCTCATGATTTCCGTGGAATCTGGTAGATGCTGGTGCCGTAAAAAAGTCTGAATGGTTTAGCCAATCAAGCAGATCATCTTTACCATCTCTTGTGATATGAGTATTAAATATCTCTAAGAACTGTGCCTTCTTATCTTCCATAGTCTCACCTCCAATAACCGGTTTATTTAATTATGTTGATATTGCATAGAAGAAAGCACCCGACTTAGGTGCGGGTGCTGCCTCCTACTTATATCAGATAGAAAATGCCATCTTCCACCGCTGATAGTCTGCCATATATTCTCGTGCCTTGCGGTTTTGCTTTTGTCTAAGTGTAGCACGACCCTCTAAAGAGTAGACTTTACCCTCCATATCTTGAATAGCCACTTCTGAGAAATCAGACGGTATGCCAGCACGCTCAAGTTCGTACATCCGATAGAAGAGGCCCGACAGCCAGATACGATAAAAACTGAGTTGCTGTGATGTCTTGCCAGATTTATATGCCTCGGATAGCCTTTTTGAAATTGTGGATCGAAGTGTCATAAGCTGTGTATTTGCTTTCACCCCACGCATAATTGCCTTTCCATCAACCCGAGTACGAGAAACTGGCTTGGTGTAATTAGGGTGCTTATACAAGAATGAGCTCAGCCCAATAGCATTTTTGAATGCTGGTATTGCCTCTCGATAAATAGGAAGGTTGTTGCCGTTGTATTGAATGGTTAGATTTATCATATCTATATCATCTTTTTCTACGGCAATTGCACTTTCTTCTGGGATGCCACAATACCCCATCCAGAAAAAGCAACGATAAATATTATCGATTGTCTCGTCTTCTTCAGGGTCGAAAACCTCATCGAGGTATTTTTGCAGGTGCAGCGGACTTGAAACCATCTGAAGCCTTACCTTGTCCAGACCGAGAAGATCTATGTCTGCAATGATGTCATGTGCGTTTGGTATTTTATTGATAACGCACCATTTAACATACTCATGAAGAATGGTTATTCCCATCCACTTACTGCCAGTACGCATCCCTAAAATGCTGTTGATGGCCGGTTGCATTTCATCAACTGTAAATGCAGACAGATCTTTCTCATGTGTTTCTTCATATGGAGCCATTGCCTCAAAAATTACACTTGCAACATTGGCTGTATTGATGCTTTTTGTGTAACTGGAAATGAACTTCTGTTTCTGTTCCTCATTGTACATAATCATTAACCCTCCTTTGAATTATGTAGAAACCTTTGAGGAGTTGAGCGCAACAGCTGCACGCCAAACGCGGATCAAAGACTCCATATCGAGGAAAGAAATTGCAGAAGTAGCAAGGAGGTTTGCCTCCGTTACACGCTTCATATCCTGATCGGATAACTTGGTAATAAACTTGCCAATTCGTTCTTTCGACATGCGCTCTGGATTTTCACAGAGAACTACACTATCCATGCGAAGCCCTGTATCGCAGGCTTTTAGCAGAACATGAGTCGGTTGCCCCATCTTCTTGATCGAGCCTGTGATTGGTAGGGCTATGATGTTAGGACTATGCGCATTCCCAGTGTTATTTTGGAAAACCAGCCCCGGTCTAAGCCCAGTTTGCTCGCTTCCACACCCTTCAAACCGCATAAGATAAACCTCTCCAATTTGAGGGGCTCTACTTATATTCTGCTGACCCAAGTGCATCCTCTCTCAATAGTTTATATTGGGAGTATAACACACTTAATTCAGTATGTCAACATAATTAAATAGAGTTGTTATGATGCGACGATGGTGTAAACGGACTCGCCGGAGCGTGCATTCGGATTCTTACAGTGAACCCTAATAAGCGCTCCAATAGGCGTAGCTTTCTCACTGAACTCAACACTTTTTACTCGATCTAAACGCATTGAACTCGCACCTCCTGTAAGATAAATGACATTAGGGTTTTCATGAATCAACATATTTGTGAATGACAATTGCAAAACACAAGGTTCTGCAACATCAAAGTCATCCTGGTTTTCTGTCAGGAACGAAAGAGTGGCTGGTTTGCATCTCTTCATAAATTCCTTGAAATCACTTAGCTGGTTCGTCATTTTCTGTAGCAAACCTCCATTGCTTTACTGGTTCTTGTGTGTTATACTACAGACAGCATTATAGCGGCGTAATATGATGCTGCCTGTAACCGCGGGCTTAATCTGGTATTGTTGCTTTGTGGTGAAGCATCCTTCCTTGAAGGTATCTGACCAATACCGATACGCTGAGCAGCCTGAAGTGGTGTTTGGGCTGCTCTTTTAATCAGCTTGACATAAACTATTGTTTATGTTATCATATCAACACAAAAGAAAGTTTGTGCTGATATGGTAACACAAACTGTGAGCGGTGTCAATAATCAGCTCGCATAGAATTTGGGGGAACCATTTATGGAGTTTAGCAAACGGCTAAAGTCTCTTAGACTAAATAAAGGGTACACACAAAAAGAGCTTGGCGCCAAAATAGGCGTATCGGAGGTGACTGTCGGTAATTGGGAACGAGGCGTAAAATATCCTAACCTTATGGCGTTAATTTCTCTATCTGCAGCATTACAGATTTCTCTTGACTCATTGGCCGGAATAGATTTTAACAATAAAGAGCCGCAGATTATATTAAACCAATCAGAAAAATCTATTGTCGAAAAGTACCGTGTACTTGACAAGTTTGGTAAGCAAGCAGTAGATATGATCTGCAATATTGAATTTGCTCGTGTATCTGCGAAACAACCAGAACACGATCCTGACAAAATAGTAGAATTCTCATCTATAAAAGATAGTAGAAGGTACATCCCAGCATACACAAGTCCATCTGCTGCAGGCATTGCCGTCCCATTAGAAGGTGACGAATTTGAAATGATTCTCGTTGATAATAGTGTACCATCAGACGCTGATTTTGCAGTTCGTATTCAGGGCGATAGCATGGAGCCATATATCTCAGATGGGTCTATGGTGTTTGTAAATAAGGATGCAGAGATTACAAATGGAGATGTAGGTATTTTTTGCGTGGATGGCGCTATGTATTGCAAACAATTCTTTAAGGATACAGACGGAAATGTTTACTTGCTTTCTGCTAATCCAAATCGCACTAATGCCAATGTTTTCTTGAGCGCTGATTGTGGATCTGAATTTAGATCGAGCGGCAAAGTTATTATGGAAAGTATTCCATTACCAGATTATTTTAATATTTGAAAACGACGGGGTGATAAACCCCGTCGTAATTTTTTACCCGAATTCTCTTGTCCAACTATCTCTGCCCTCGCCATACACCTGTCGGAAAGCTACCCTTGTGGCCTCTGCTATACTATATTTCCCACAGATATTCATAAGCAATGTAACAACCCATCCACGATATGTTGCAATCATTTTTTCATCAGCTTTTGTTATCTTTTTCTTATTTGACTGCAAACAAAACTGCCCATGAGTGAACGGAAAACGCTCCTTACCAACATATCCCCAATAGCTTGATTCAATATGTTTATGAATTAAATGCGGGTTATCTCGTTTGAACTCTTCGATTCTACACCATATCTCATTAAATTTTTCATCAGAAGCATTACCTACATCGTTTCGAATCTCTTGTTCAAGTACGCTGTCGGATAAACTACTGACGATTAACCATGCGTCGTTCAACTTTTTCTTTTGAGTATATTCGTTCAATCCGTCTTCCGCCGCATAGTAACTCCCAATGGCAAACCATCCTGCTTCATCCCAAAATCCCATAGCTACACCCTCGTCAATATATAATGTTAATGATGACGCAGAATATGACTATGGCAAAGACAATTAGCCACCCAACACCGATATTCTCCCTCGGGTTCTCCATTTGTTTTTTTAGGTTGTTTGTGAACTGCCCTCTAAAGGTTTGAGATTTCCTGATGTTTCTTTCTATCTCTTCAAACTCTGCTTGAGTCGGCATAGACGCTGCAGAAGACACAAGATGAATAAACTTTGTTGAGTGCGGAATATAGGTCATTCCCTTTGCCCTTGCAGATTGCTCTGCCTGCGAGCGCTTTGAAATGTTGGGCATTAGGATCGTTGGCGCACTTTCTGCGTCGCCATATAAAACACCAATTAGATCTGTTGACCTCTTATTGGAATAGTGATTCTTTTTTTGTGCAGTGGCTTTTTCAAGAATCAAGTCCGCAACAACCTCAATGGAAAGCGGATCACTTTGATTGAAGTCATACTTTCCAATATAATAATAAACTGCGTCATAATCTTCGCCACTTGCAGTTTTTAAGAAGTCAATCAAATCACTTCGTATGCCCCTATACTCTTCCATAGTGATCCCTCGTTACATTGCAGCTTCGATTTGGCTCTTTGCCTCTTCCATTTTTTCAACAGCGTCATTCAGATTGTCTACTGCGTTTTCCATTGCTTCAAACCGTTCTGTGCATTGTAAGTTTTCCGGTAGGTTATCCATTGCATCTTGTTCTTTATCGCACACGCTCTCGGTTATAATGATGGCTCTGCTAATTAAGCTGAGAGCATCTCGTAGTGATTTTCTTTTTGTCTCATTCACTGTCTCACCCATAAATCCTTTACACCAAAACAAATTCTAAGCATACCAGATTTTGTTTTTGAAAAGTGTAGAAAGTCAGAGGATTTCAGGTATTCAAAAAACAGGTGTGATCGTCCTCCATCGAACAGAACTTCATCTGTGTCAACACATACCACACCGTGAAGTTCAGACGGCTTAACACTCACTTGGATATTCTCAGAACCGAATTCGTCATCCAATAGATCGGCGAGATCGCAGAGCCGAAACAGTCTTGCTTCTGAGTCCGTGTTAACCCTTACGCCCTTTTCCTCCATTGCGAACTTATCCAGTTCATTCTTTGCCACAACTTTCGTATTTGTTGTCGCCATAACATCACTCCAGTCACATTTTCATTTTACCACAAATTTTCAATCTTTCAAGGCGTTACAGAGTGCATACAATCTCAACCTTACCAATTGCACCTTGGCCGATAATACTGATGATGGAGTTAGCAATCATGTTGACATCAATCTTGCCTTGGAATGTCATAGAAAACTGCTTCATGTCCATTCCCATAGAACTAATGAGCTGCGGTGTTTCTGATTTTGTGTCTGACTCATAGTCATAAACTTGTTCATTAACCGCTTGTTCGTCTGGCAATGGTTCACTTTGCTCAAGGAATTGCTTCCATTTTTCTTTCTGAGCAGAATTCATACTGTTACCAACCTTGAATGTTAGCCCAAAGTTATTTGTCTCAATATAACGACGAACCGTTAAAGGCTTAACATTGAACATTGTACCAAGGCTTGTCGCATTGACATTATAGTTTTTTACCAGGAAAGCCAAGTACTCTTGCTGGATATTTACCGGCATTTCCTTAAATTGTTCCCATGATTTTGGTTCGTCCATCTTGTAAGTATGCACTTCGCCACACCTTTCTTCCCATTGCTTCCGAGTCATATAATCCGTAGACATCGGGCATTTTTTGCTTTTACTCCCTCGTTTACGGTATTGCGCCATCCTTGCGATACGCTTCTTTTGCATTACATCGTAGTCAAAGTCATTCATTCGGAGACCTCCCGTAGTTTGGCGTCAATATTGAACTTCTCTTCCAGATCTTTTGGCGAACGGGATTTCCCCAACTTATTGAATTGACTGTCTATAAGCTCATATAGGAAGTAAAAGTCTCGATTGCTATCTTTACTCGTTATAATAAACCGTAGTTTACCAGACACATCATGATATCCCACCCATACCGTTTCACCCTTTGGGTACTTAATACTCCCCATTCTCTTCACCTTGTGCTGCACGAAGCGCCTCAATACAACCAGCCATTATAGAAGCAGCTCTGGTTACTTCTTCACGAGTGTTATATTTTGAGAACGAAATTCGAACACTGCTTCTGGCCTCTTCATCAGTTAGTCCATGAGCAATAAGAACATGGCTCGGTGCTGCCTCCATAGACCTACAAGCAGATCCGGCAGAAACGCATACCCCCATCGCGTCAAGCATCAGCACAAGAGATTCTCCGAATACTCCGCTGATACGGAGATTTAAGACTTTACCTGGGTCTAAGTATGTATATCCATTGAACTGCACACCAGACTCTTTTAGATTACCATACGGCAGATCTTTTGTGAGCTCCATAACAAACAGTTGTTTCAAGGAAGATGTGTAGATTAAATTATCTGCTAAATGATTAACGGCAATCCCTGCTGCTACTCCAAATCCAACAACTCCGGCCACATTCTCTGTCCCTCCACGAAGTCCATGTTCCTGCTCATTTCCTCCATGGATCAATGGCTCGATATCCATGTCTCTCACATACACAGCTCCAACCCCTTTGGGGCCGTGTATCTTATGGGAAGAGACTGTAACAAAATCAAGATTGTTGTTTTCCACATCAATCATATATTGACCGGCAGCCTGTACACAGTCAGAGTGGAACATCACAGAACGCTGCTTACACAACTTCCCGATTGATTCAATGTCGTTTACAGCACCAGTTTCGTTATTAGCAAACATGACAGAAACCAAACCTGTATCATCTTGAATAGTATCTTCGACAATACCAGCTGTGATACGGCCATTCGTGTCAGGTTTTACATAAGTAATATAAAACCCGTCTTTTATAAGTGATTCTGCGGCTCTAATCATAGAATCATGCTCAGTCGCAGACAAAACCAAATGTGTCTTCCCGCTATGGAGGAGCTTATCGCGAAGCCCCTTGATAATCATGTTGTTGCCCTCGCTCCCGCCCGAAGTAAAAATCACATGTTCAGGCGTGCATCCAAACAGGCGAGAAACTTCTTCTCTTGCCGTTTGGATAGCAGCAGCCGACTTTCTACCGAAGCTATAAATAGTTCCAGCATTCCCATAGTTCTCCTGCAGATACGGCATCATTGCATCCAGTACCTCTGGAGCGATTTGTGTGGTTGCCGCATTATCCAAATAGATCATTAGAGCCACTCCTTTTACTTTATTTTTTCTTTGAGCGCCTCAAGGACATAGACCGTGTTCATTGTTTCGATAGTTACGACGCTCCCAGTAGCATCGTTAGCCCACCAACTTTCAACGATGGAAGTTGTAACAGTATGAAACTTGCCAGGGTCATACGGCATGTCACATTTAAGTACAGCACGCTTACCGGTATCAAGGCAGACAATGTAACAGCGACTGCCGATCATATCCTCATGAATGTCACGCAGCTCATTGTTTTTTGGTTCAACCTTTTTAATTATGTAATAGTCCTTCACGAAACCTACCTCCATACCTAATGCGTATATCCAACTTCCTTACCAGTCGTCTAAATCCGTTACATCTTCTTTCTGCCCACACACTGGGCAGACAATAGTAATGGCCTCTCCGATACCAGTTCCTGTTAGTTCAAATGTAAAAGATCTACCATTACCGCATGATTCGTAGTGCATACTACGGAATGTCTTGATTCGCTCTGCCTCTTTGTCTGAGAGCATGTGCAAGCTATGTGATCGATAGTATTCTGCAAGCTCTCTTGCCTTTTGAATTTCTTCATCCTTATTCCAGTCGTCAAGCTGTTGTGCGTACTTATCCCTAATAGAGCATACATATTCGTATTCCTCACGAATACCATCCAGCTGCTTGAAAAAATCCCCACGAAACACGCTTCTCACTGCGATAGGAATGTCGTTTCTAACATCATTAGTGTTCATCAAAAATCACCTGCTCTCCATTTTTCAAAATCCAGCATCCGCCATCTGTTGTTGCACACTCTGTGCAATTTCCACCACACTCTACGGCACCGTATTTTGCAGTCGTAGAACCATCTCGATAGCGCACATGAGCTTCTGGAAATGAAAAAGGGTTGACCATATTTAGGCCAACCCACGCACTAAAAATAATATGTAGATTTACAGGAATTTCTCCTCCAGACTCAATAAACCCATTTACAATTTCGTATTTTTTTGTGAAGCATAATATCTGACAATGTTTATTCCGATCAGAGATGTCAACCATATGCTCCAGGTAATTAAGGTCTGGAATATCGCCGGAAACATGAAAGCGGAAGAACCGAGACATCATAATAGACGCCTCGACCTCCCGCCAATAAGTGTCTGGATCGGATTGTAATACATCAAGATTGCGCTGGTATGCTTTTGCCACAGAGGGGCGAAGACGCTCCAGCTTTCTTGCATAGCATTTCTTCTGGCAATCGCAGGATCGGCAGGTCACAACAGACGGAAGTGAAATGCTCTGAATGCTGCCCATCTTTGAGTTGCCTTTGCTAATACTCAGCACACTCATACGCTACCCATCCTTTCATAAAACTCAACTGTATTTTCCATCAGCATAGCCACAGTCATTGGCCCGATGCCACCGGGGACAGGAGTATATGCGTTGCAGTATTCGTAAATCATCGGATCAATATCGCCACAGAGCTTTCCGTTCTCGTCACGATTCATTCCCACATCCACAAAAACCTGTCTGCCCAAATGAACAAACTCGCCAAAGTGTTCCATGGCATTGAAAGTTAGTGTGTTTCTACAACCAGTGGCAGAAACGATGATGTCGGAAGAACCGACATATCTGTACAGCTCATGCTGAGGAGTTTTACTGTGGCACAGGGTTACGGTAGCGTCAGCCTGCTCCATCATCCTGGCAATCGGTCTTCCCACGATATTGCTTCTACCAATGACACAAACAGTCTTACCGGATAGAGCAACTCCACTTGCTTCGAGAAGGCGGATAATTCCCTTTGGTGTACACGGGTAGTGATACGGCGTTTCGCCGTTGGCCAAAGCTGCAACATTAACCTTTGATGCAAATCCATCCACATCACACATAGGGTCAATGTATCTGGTGATGTCGTGTGGTTCCACTTCGCCGTTCATGGGCATCTGGAAGATGATGGGCTTGTTTTCTGCGCAATTCTCAGCCACATCCTGGTCTGTTAGTTCATGCAGATGCTTTACGATTGGGTAAATACCAATCTCTTTACATCGCTTGATCTTGTTTCTCACATACACCAGACCTGCGTCATTGTCGCCACTGGTAATAATCATCAGCTCCGGTTGAACTCCAGACTCTTTGAGTCTGTCCACTCTCAGCTTGAGGTTGCCGCAAATTCTGTCAGCTAACAGCTTCCCGCTTAGGATTGTCATTGCTTGCACCTCCAATAATCTGATCGAGCGTCCTCGGAGTGAAGTTCATCCAAGGCATCATAGCACCAACATTGAACATCAAGCACTTATGCCCATACAACTCCTGCATAAGGTACTTGGTGTGCTCCATCATGTTGGCTTCAAAGGAATTATGTACATGACCGTACAGGTGGTACCACCCGTAGAAATGGTTCTTGAAACACGGGATCGGGTAATGGCACAGAACGACTTTGCGCCCATCGTCCTCTACCTCAAGGTATTCGGTAACCTTGACAAACTGCTTCAAAAATCTACTGTCGTTGCATCGGTCATGGTTTCCTTTAATCAGAAACTTCTGACCATTCAACTTCTGCAAAATCGGAATAGCTACACTGGAATTGCACCAGAACATATCGCCAAGGACATATGCGATATCTCCCGGCTCAACAACGCTGTTCCATCGTTCAACAAGTGCCTCGTTCATTTGCTCAACAGACCGGAAAGGACGGTTATCAAAGGCAATAATATTGCCATGCCCATAATGCCAGTCTGAAATATAGAACCTCCTGGACATTAAAACCCTCCTTATCCGAACAATAGTACCTGCAAATCTTTATAGAACTCCTCATCGCTGACGGGATCTTGAACTGTATCGAAGTAATCACGGAAACGCCGTGCGATTTCTTCCAGAAGGTTTCTGGTAAGTTGTTCCCGCAGCGTATTGATCTGCAGCTCAAGATTGTCCAGACGCCTTTCGATTGAGTTAACATGGTATTGCACAGCTTCTGTGGATGCAACTCTGTCGACTCTCTCATAGAGGTCATAGACGGAACCTTGTAGGTTATATACATCCGACCGAACGCCAGCAATATCTGCGACTACTGCATCATAGCCCACCTATCAAACACGCCCTTTCTTTTTCAAATCGCTCCTCTAACTCAAAGATTCCTTGCGGATTATCTTTGTAGAACCCCTTGAAAGGACGGTTGATTTTCGACTGCAAGTCCTTAAGCCTGTCCCAATATTGCGGTAGGTAGAGGTAAATATTCCTGAGCTCCTTTAGGTTTTTGTTTGCACAACACCAACAGGAGACACGATCCAAAATGGAGTACAGTTCAATCTGGCCAGCCGGTGAGCATTCATACCAATACCAGCCGTGAGAGTGGCAGTAGTCAAGGCAATCTGCTTCGCTCATACCCCAGTCAACCAGTGGCAACCGTTTCCCATTCGATTTTTCTTTTTCAAAGCGTCTGGTCTCATCGGCAGCAATGCCGACATAATCGATCACCGTATCGCGCAAAGATTTCTTGTATTTCTGAATGGCCCTCGTTTTATTTTTTGTGCCCCAACGGCATGGGCCACCGCACCAACCATAACCATAGTGAAAACCATCTTTATTGCGATATTTGATTTCTCGATCCAACATAGAATACAGAAATGGTTCTTCTGGATGAAGCTCTACAAACTCAATTCCTCGATCATCCAACACTTCTTTGATCCTGTCACGGATAAGGTATATAGCGTTAAACTCCATTCCTGTATCATAAAAAACAACGGCATCTAAAGGATAACCATCCTCCAGAAGCCGAAGTAACATGGCAAGACTGTCCTTGCCAAAACTTATACTTGCTATGTATTTCACACCGACCACAGACCAATACCGGTCTTGCGGCCAACGCCTTAATCCTCCCGTGCTACTCACACATTTGTGCTTTCACGCTGCAACAAGAAGTTTTACACCAGACTTATCAATCTTCTGGAAACCCGGTCTACCGGGATTGGTGTTACTCCTTTTCTTTTAGGTTAAAACTGCGCTTGAAATGCTCCAGCATCTCATCGTCTTCGACATAGAATGGCATAGTAATACCGTTCATTCTGTAAACATTCTCGACCAGTTGGCCGAATCGCCAGTCTGGACACTGGCCTTCCCAGATGTCCGCAAGTTGATTACAGAATTTTCTAATGCGTTTAGGATCTCTCATGTTAGCCTCCTTATCCGAGGGCAATGTTGCAATAATTTGCGAACTCTTTTGGCTCATCCATCTGGAAGAATCCATGTTTGCTTTCATCTCATTTGAAGAACCACCGCCCCTCAACATCGGGGTGAATGGCCGGAGACATCTTCTCAACTACGGCATATCGGTATAAAAACTCGAACATATCACATAAATTTTCGTTAAGCGCACGCTCTGCCTGCTCATAGGTTTCCTTTTTGGTAGTAATTAAGGGCAGTCAAAATAATCTGCTTTGTTTCATCTGACCAGCAGCGAATTTTGAACTGCTTACGCACCTCATTTTTATCTACCAACCTATCATCCATATGATTGATGCTGCTTTCAAAAAGAGTGATAAATTCTTTTGCTCTTTCGATCCGTGGGAGAAAGTTATCATTATACTCCCGAACTGTCATATGTCTTTCACAACAAATTTCGCAATCAAACAATGTGTGTTCTTTACATCCATAGCACTCAGATTCTGGGTTATCCCACGGAGGAATGTTAAGAAGTTTGTCCAACTCGGTATCAGAAATTGCGGGAGACCGATCCCATTCTGGGATGGCTTTGACCATTTTCAGATACTCAATAGTTTTCACAGTCATACAGCCTCATCCTCGTCTTCTCTGAATGCGTTGAAGAAGTCCTCATCTGAAGGTAGCTCGCTCAATTTCCATTTGTGTGCAAGCATAATACAGTGATATTCACCGCGCTCCTTATCTCGCAAGAAATAGAAGCGATCATCTTCCTTCAGTTCTGTGTGATCGTTGAAGCCTCTGTACCCCTCAAATGTCCCAGCATCGAGATCGATGATCCACGCCCACTCACAAAATAGGCTATCCGCTGCAAAATCAATATCGTTTTGCAGACTAATTCCATCATCTCTCTCCATGATAATGTTTAGGATTTTTGCGCAGGTATCTCTTGATAGTTCAGGATATACTTTCTGCCACTCTTTGAGCTTGCCAGAATCGATATCTGAATTGATCTTCTTGATTTTTCTTTCCCCTATCCATGAAGAAGCACGAACTTTTCGTTTGAACTCTTCCATAATAATAGGGTTGTTAAGAGATCGCGCAAATTCAAGTACGGTTACGCCCTGGCCTTCAGGATATCCATCCCACTGTCCATATTGGGCCACCTTATATTTGCCGTCGATATAGACAACAGTTAGGTTTCTTGTCCCCATATTCCTGCCCCCTTATGTTTTGGCATTAAGCAAATTTTTCTGCGGTGCAAAGTCTTTGAATAACTCAGCTTCTTTAGATAGCCGAGCAAAAACTGCTTCATCTTTTGTTTGAAATCGGCCAAGGTAGATTTTTCTACTGTTGTATGTAATGTTCGCCACCCATTTGCCACGCTTTTTATCAAAGAAAACCCCTGTAACACCAGAAGTATTATTTGAATACCTCTTGCGATTTCTGTCATTTTCAGGCCCGCTACACAAGCGTAGATTTTCCTTGCGGTTATCTGCACGATTATGATTGATGTGGTCAACCAGCTGGCCAGGCTTTGCCCCCATTACAATTCGATGGAACCTGGTAAATCGTTGTGATCCTGCAAAGTAATAACGACATACAAGGTATCCATCTTTGTCTTTGTACCAATTCCTGCTCTGTATAAGATGTAGATCTTCTATATCGAATAGAAATTCTGTTTGACCAAGATGTAAGACCCCATAGTTACCGCAAATTGTTATCTGGCTCAAAATCTTTTATGGCGTTTTCCGATTTTATCAGCCGCCCAACACTTTGCAGATTCATATACGGCACGCATCGCGACACAAAACGCTCTTGCTCCATCTTTAACACCAGATCTGATACACTCCCAGACTTCATCAAATTCATCTTTGTCGTTTTGACAGACAAGGTATCGACATACGCAGTAGAAAACTACATAAATCAATACAAGTATGAAAAAAATGTTAAACACTGACCTTAGAATACCTGCAAGAAAGTCAACCATCACAAAAAGGAACCACTCCAAAACGGTATCGTAAACCATGAACCCTCCTATCATGCAATCCAACCATAGACCAATTCATCTTCATTGATCGCTCCGCATGGGTTATCATCCACGAACTGAATCAGCGCATTGATGTCTAAAAATGGAACCATAGAGAAGTCAAATTCACACTTGGCAAGATTATTGATTGGCTCATTGTATTCCTCATCAAACTCTTCTTCATATTCTTCACGAGAATAAGAAAACAGCACATCAAAACAAAAGGTTTTGCTTTTTAGGTCAATTGTTACACGACCTTCTTCCCACCCTCTTGTTTCTTCAATGCCATGTTCCGTAACAGAAATCAGTCCTTCGTTTCGATTGATTGCATCTCTAAACTTGATGCCTCTGTACTTCGCAGATTTTTTGTTGATGTTAATACGCTCTTCTTCAGTGATGCCGCCTCCAGTTGCCTCAAGCAGACTCACAGCCAAACCAATTCCGATGTCCATGTCAGAATTTTGGTATTCTTCAATCACAATTTTTGTAAGCTCAAGAGCAGGCCTTGTATACGCAGACCAATGGTAGTAACAGTTTGCTAATACTTTTTCACCGTTAACAATCTCAATATTTAGCCTTTGCCCCATTCAAATACCCCCTAAAATCCATTCCACATTTTCTTGCCACAGTACTCAAAGTGTTCTGCATCATTGCAGTCCTCTGGCGTAAGATCTAAAATGCGTTTACGGCTGCGTGAAATAAATAAATCCGAGTCCATAGGAGGCCTCGGATTCTTGTCTCGTAATAAATTGTCAATACCAATAACGGCATTGTAAACTTCATTGTCATTCTCTTTAAGATATTGGAAGAAATAATTCCGGTGAAACGGACAGAATGCACAAGCGCTCGCTTTTGTATCTAAGCCCCATACTTCCAGAATATATTTGTAACTATCAGCCCTCGTCATACCCATCTCGACCAGTGGGAAATGGTTAACAAACAATTTATTTGGGTTTTCCCCGCAGCGTCTTGACTCTTCGGCACTAAACCCCATGTGCATTTCATGTGCCTTATAGTCTTCTGGCTTAAGGTGCTGCCCACGATTATATCCGAGCAACTCCCAACGGACATATTTACTAATTTCATTTACCTTGTAGTCAATAGTGCAGTTGCGCGGCATTTTAGATTTATGTCCATCCGATCTAAGTGTCCACCATGGGATAGACACTGTACGACGCTCTCCAAAATTTTGGACAAAATCATGGTACAGCGGGGTTTCCAAAACCTTAAAGAAAATCCCGGCGCTCTCACATGAACGCCGGGTAAACTCCATTTGCTCTTTTACCCATGTCGGTTCAAGCCCCAGGTCACAGAAAATAACTGCGTCATATATGGGAACAAGCGGATATGGGTTTGTTTTTCTGATTGCGTTTTCACAACTCATCAAGGCGAGAGCCGTGGACTGCATACCTGCGCCAAAAGAAAGTATCTTCATGTCAGTCCATCTCCCATCTGTAGTCAAAGCAGCGCTTGTATCCAGACTTGCCGCTCCCAGCAAGGACTCCTCTACGGAGTAGATGGTTTGAATAACGCTTATAAAACTTCTGCCTACGCGAATTCTTTGGCCGCTTTACATATTTTCCGACCGGAACCCAAGTTCCATTGACAAAATCATGGATAACATACCCAGCTCTCCAATTTCTTGAGTCCGATGTAGCATTACGGATGCTTCGTTTCTTTTTCTTTGAATTCATGGCACGACGGTATGCTGCGCCGGACTTTCGAACGCCTTTCATCCGTGGCTTTTCAATTTCTACAAACGCATCCTCGCAGTAACCACCAGCAAAGAATTCACAGTCTACCTTATCACACCCAAGATGATCGAACTGAAATTCACCATACTCTTTTTCAAGTTCAAGTCGGTGTTGAAGTGAACTTTTTGATAAGATTGGGCATTCATCACAAGCAAAATAACGATTGTCTCCAATCTTAATCATCGAACACCACGCCTTTCTTTTGGTTACAACCAGCGCTCCACGAAATTTCTGTCTTTTGTAAAAATGGGGATGTTATTATCAATAACCCATCTGCGGCGAGATACCTCAACAAACTTTCCATCATTTCTCGGATCTGGCATTGTAGATGTTTCAACAACGCGATAGCAACAGGAACCACGCTTGCAGTCCGTTTGGAAGTCATTCCAATTGATTCCCTTTTCACTCCAAAGCATCTCTTGAATTTCATTGCAACTCTTCCCATTGAGTTGCTTTTGACTGAAGTTAGCCTGTCCAACAGATTCGATACTATTGCGGGTAGCATCTTGTTGACGCCAGATCAGGCAATTACACACCTCATCTTTCGGTAAAGAAAAGACGCGTGAATCAAAAAGGGCTGTGTTAAATTTCTTTTCGTATTTGCTGAAATCAAAATCAACACACCACTCAATACTTGACTCAGTATCTGCATATTGGAGAGCAGCCTCAGCGTTTTCTTTGAAGATCCTGTTGAATGCCTGCGTTGCCATAGATGCTGATACACTGACCATCTTTTGAATGTTGTAGCCGAACCATCCATCTGTTGCGATGGTCGCATAGTCAGTTAAAACAAGGGTGATTTCATCTGACTGAGTATATCCAAAAACACACCCTTGGATATTTTCACACAGGAACTTCATAGTTTCCTGCATCGTTGTCATCATAATTCGATCAAACGGTTTCTTCATACCTCTGGTAAAAGTATGGAACGCCTTACCGTCCAATCGAATAATGGCAGGGATGCGGCGTGTAAGAAAATGCCGAGAAACACTCTCGTACTCCTTCATACGATTCCCAAGAGAATCATTCTGTTTCCCCATTGTCTAACATCCCCCTATCTTTTTGTGTTAGGTATTCGACCAAACGAACCTTGTCATTTTCCAGATCACCATTCATAACAAGCCCAAGGACTTCTTGCAAAATCGCTCCTACATCCTTTCCTTCTTTCAGGCTCAGGATGTTCATAACATCGTATCCGTTAATAGCAAGATCTTTAAGTTTGAAACACTGATTTTGCTCAATAATTTCACTTGAGATCGTTCCAAGCGCAACACACCGCTCAATACGAGATTCCTGTGTATTTTTTGCGTGTGCTAAAATATCAGCCATACGGATATCCAACAAACGGCTAAACTGCTTTTCTCCTATTTTATTTAGCCAACGACGAACTGTCTTTGGTGTTGGTTCAATAACTGCGTCGTGATATAAAACAAGCTCAAGAATATCACTCTTAGTTTTGTTATCAAACCGGAGTTTGGTAAGCACTTTTTCTGTAATATCATGGCTGAAAACACCATGACCGTAGAAATGGCCACCTTTTTCGTCCACTGTGTAGCAGCATGGCTTTCCAATATCATGGAGTAACAGCGACACATTGACCACCGTATCGGCGCCAGTATAGTTAGCCACTGCATGAGCAATATGGTCATAGACTGTATATTCGTGGAACCTGTTGTTCTGATCGAAACCAATACAAGGTTCCATCTCAGGAATAATCGTAGCAACCACATCACTGTACTCCAGGAGTACATTTAGGACACCTTTACCGCGTAGCATCTTACAAAGCTCCACCTGAATGCGCTCAGCAGCGATATTCAGAAGCAGCTCTTTATTCTTATGGATTGATTGAGATGTTGCTTCATCAATGGTAAAACCATATGTTGAAGAAAACCGCATGGCTCTGAGGATGCGGAGCGCATCTTCGTTGAAACGGTCATCCGGGTTCCCAACACAGCGGATCACGCCACTTTCCAAGTCTTCACGGCCATGAAACGGGTCAACCAAACCAGATTGGTTGAAAGCCATTGCATTGATGGTAAAGTCTCTGCGAGACAAATCTTTATAAATGCTGTCGGTAAACTCCACGCTATCTGGATGTCGGTTGTCTGAGTAATCTCCATCGATGCGGAATGTAGTGACCTCAAACTTACCATACTGTCCCATGTCCACTGTAATGGTGCCGTGTTTTAGGCCAGTATCAATGGTTTTGACGCCGATACGACTGAAGTATTCTTTCATTTCTTCCGGCGTAGCCGAAGTGCAAACATCCCAGTCCTTTGGCTCCAACCCAAGGAGACTATCACGGACACAGCCACCAACTACATATGCGTCATGGTGCTCATAGCGCAACCCCTGAACGATTGCTTTTGCGCCACGAGGGATCGCAATCTTATTCATTCACACGACCTCCAGTTAATGTCCATGACGAACTCCTCAACTTTCTTCATATCGGGGTTTGCCGGAAGAGCAGTATGCTCCTTTGCGTATGACAATCGCTTCTCGTACTCAGAAACCATCTCAAAGAACTCCGGTTTGTAAGTTCCGTCCTCTTTCTGGAAAGCTCCATTTCGGATACTAAGGAGGAAGTCTCTGTCGCCGGCACGATAGGTGTTGATCTCTTCCTTTTCCAGAATATCAAGGCACATCATATACAACCGGATCAGGTGCATGGCGTGCTTATTAAGATGATTGTCATCTTTCTTATGATTCCTGTGGTTCAGCTTCTCATAGTTACCAATCACATTAGATAGCGTGTTCATCATAATGCTGAACTCTCTGGCCGGATATTTTTCAAGATTGATGTCACAGAAAACTTCACGGTCGAGGTCGTCACGCTCACTCACATCCGTGTACAGCTTAATACCGCCCTTATCAAAAACTGTATAGCGGTCACCAAAACCCTTGAGCGCACGATCCATCGCTTTGCGGATATGCTCTTCATTGTCAGCTTGACTCATTCTGTCTCTCGCCAAAGCATTTTCAAGTCTGCGCAGCTGCTGCGTGGCGTAGCCGCCGAATGAGTTCGCGGCACGCTTAGATAAAAAGAGTTTCCGATTATCAATCATACTCTGACCTGCATCAGAGATATAAAAATAGTGCTCTGGCTTACAGCCGAGCAACTCGATTGTATTTGGGTTGCAGTTGAGCAGGAGGCTAACTAACTTATTGAACCCGTAGATCGTGGTATCAGTCTGCGTATTGACAACCTGCTCAAAACCGGAAAGGCCAAGCAGATCACTCTTGCTATTCATGGCACATCCACGAACATCCACATCGGATGTTTCAATGTTGGTGCCGTAAGCATAACTTCCACCCAGTGTCAGGAACATGATGCGCCCTGAAAGATGCGGGTTCGTTCTTAGAAAATCATATGCTTCGCCATTTACCATTTCTTTGATCTGTTCAATGGTCATGCAGCCACCTCCTATACTCTTAAAGGTTAATGCTTACTAATGACTCTCTTACATTTGAGGTCACTGTTTTCAATGTATTCATCAATCAATCTGCTCTGATCTTTAGTTTCTGCATAAGCAGTGATTGTAATTGTTTTCTTACTCCAATCCAATGTGTAACTATCTGTTGCCACATTGGTAATGTGATAGTTTGCCAGGAAATCACGGAAGAACTTCATGGCTTCCAAGTCATCTGACATAATCACATTTACATAGGTTTTCTCCTTGGAAAACCGGTTGCTTACTGCAACTGCAAGACAACATCCAACACCACTGGCAATAGACACGATGACCAAGGCAAGGTTGCTATCTGTCGTTACAATATTTTTGGTAATACAAAGGTACAAAAAGTTGGATAATGCAAGTGAAACACCGGCCAGCACACAGCGATTGCGCTGAACCAGAATGGTCTTTGCTGTCCCAAGCATATTGTCAAAGACCTTCGCCACAAACATAATTGCTAAGTATAAAACCCCAGCCAAAATATCGCCTCCAATATTTACCCTCACGCCATTATGACCAGGATTAGCATTGTAATGCTGACATCAAATGCGCCCACACCGGTTGCTTCACAAGGGGTTGAGGTACACTTCTAATTTCAAACACAAAATTTCTACGCTGACATGGTATAAAACATTCGTTTCATTCGTCGTTCGCCAGCAAGAAATCCGGGTTGATTACTTTGAAGCTGATGTCTGGATCGTAACTTCGCATAACCACGCCCTCTCTCTTTTGCCCATCGAGCAGCGTAGAAGTTCCCTTAGCATATTCTACCAAATCTGCAATTGTCTCAGGCAAAACTTTGCTGTCCTCCAAGATAGGAACCGTTTTGATACTGTATGGATACAGCAAGCGTGCAATCTCTTTGGTGTCACACTTATGGTCTGGGAAAATCAGATTAAACGCATAAAAATCGTATCCATTAACACGATATTTGTTCTTTTGAATACCCGTTCCGATAATTTCTCCCTGAAGAACAATGCGATCATAATCACCAATCAGACCTTCAAGCACCTTCTTGATTTCATATTTTGCAGCAATTGTCCAATAGGAGCTATTATCCGGCTTACCCAAACGAATGTTTCGAGAGCAGACTCCAAATTCATACTTTTTCCTGCCAATCTTCTGCAGAAAATATGTAGCAGACTGCCCGTCGATCTTCTCGGTCACCATAAATGTGGTGCCATTTTCTTTTTCCCTTTCGAACATGGCAGTTTTATTTTGAATACGCTCTTCGTCTGTCTTGACAATCCATGCAGGGAACCCTTTCTTTCTGGGTCGTGGGCCAAACGCTTTGCGGAACCAATGGAAACGCATCATGAACTGAAATATCTTACCATGATCTTTTACACGATCGTCATCTGCGCATGATAAAAGCATACGCTCCTGTTCTGCTTGTGGATCGTACTTCTTAACACCGAGGGCTTCAGTTACATCATCCCCAATGTCACACCCAGTTCCGTCTGGCAGAATTGAAAGTGGCAACACAAGCCCCTGGGAAACTTGCTTACGCAATTTGATAGTACGAACACGGAACTTTCTGTCACGCAAGAACTCAAACTCAGGTCTTTCCGGCATAATCGAATCGACTTCAACATAAACGATTTCTTGCCCAACATGAAACTCGCCTTTCTTTACAACACATTCCCACCCATCAACCTGGGCAACCTCAATACGATCTGCACCAGGGATAGGGCGGATGTCTGTGATAGTGCGGATAGTTGCTAATTTACGCATGAACTGCCCTCCAACAATTTATAAATCCGTCTTTGACATAACAAAAACAATTATTGATGTAAAAATAGATGTTAAGATTGTGCATGGAATAAGCAATAGCAGCTTTGATACTCCATCGGATATAGCTTGAACAATAATTGCAAGGAACCAAATTACACATCCAATTTCTCCACAAACCACAACGAGTGCAGCAAAAATCAGCAGTGCAATAATAGGGATGTCAACAATTTGCATCCCATTTTCATCAATCTGTTCAAGCCGTTTATTGAAAAAATCTACCATGTTGACACCTCTATCACAATTTACACGGAAAATAATAAAAAAGCCCACGGGCGTGATAACCCGTGGGCTTATCTGCTATTTAGTTTACACCATCAATGCTAACGATAGCACCGGTGCCAGATACAGTAGGCATCTTACCATCCCACTGCTCATACTTAATTTTCTCGATCAACTCTGGAGTCAGAGATGCTGCAATCTGGCGGTTCGCTTCAGCCTCAGCCTCGGCAGCAATGCGAATAACTTCAGCTTCGGCGTTTGCTTCAACAACAGCCTTCTCTGCAGCGACCTGTGCGACTTCCTTTTCTTTGTTTGCATTCACCATGGCGGTCTGAGCCTCAATATTAGCCAGTTCCAGTTCCTGCTGTGCAGTAACTTTCTTCTGAATAGCCGCAGCAGTTTCAGCGTCGACAGAAATATCAGTAAAGTTTACCGTGTCAATGATGATGCCGTACTGGTCAAACTTTTCGCGCAGATAAACATCCAGCTCAGCATTGATCTGAGTGCGCTTGTCACCGAAAATATCGGTTACCGGATAGTTTGCTGACACTTCCTGCGTCCAGCAGGCCTGTTTGTATTTATCAAACACTTCAGGCCATTTGCCTCGTATTTGTTTGGCGACTCCACTACCCATGACACCTTGACAGTTAACCTGGTGGCAGATATATTTCGCCGAAGACTGCGTCAGATCCCCTTTAATAATTCTAACCAATCTGGTTACCCTCCTCGGTATTCAGCCATGTGAGCTGGTATTCTACCGCTTCGTCAATGCCGTAAAATGTAGAGCCATCTGTTGTTCGGTAGTAGTCGATAGTTCCGCACTGCTCCCACTCGCCGTCCATATTCTCATCGTAATCAGGCTCTTCTACCAAAGAGACCATGGCTTCTGCGAGCCTGTGCTTGTCCTCCAGCAATCGTTCAAGGTTTGTCACCGTTATTCCTCCGTCAGAACTCGCGGATGATAAACTCTGTTTTCCATTCTCTCCTCAGCCTTGCGAGTCTTCCCAAGTGCTTCGCGCAAGAGATTCATCATATTTCTTCCCTTATCGCTGTCAACAAACTGAACCAGCGGTTCAAGTATCTCAACCGTATCCTTATGCTCACGACGCAGCTGGCGGCAGCGTTGAAGTTTTGTAGCCACTTTAGCACGCTCAGAATAAGACAAGCCATCAAGCTCCAGCTTGTGAAGATAGTCCTGGGTGAGCCGATCCATCCGATTGACCTCTTCCTTGCTCCAAGCATAGTCCTTGACAGCAGACTCCATCATTTGGCAAACATCGCTTATGTATGTAGAAAACTGTGGGCTATCTGCTTTCTTCTTAGCGATAGGATCACCTCCAACACAGTATCGTTTATCCGAAACTTACATCTTTTTTATCTGCACGAAGAGAAACAAAAATCGGGAACTGCAAGCTGCAATTCCCGGTAGATTTATCAAAAGATATTTCTTTGTACTTTACTTCTGCAAGTGTACCGATAATCTCTTCTTTATGTTCCCAAAACCAATCGCGCTGCTCTTCAGTAAAACCAGAACCAACGCCAACCTCTACACCGTTAAAATCAACCACAATAGAACCAAGAGTATTGTGAAACCTCCCTGTTCCCGGCTCGCATCTGATAATTGGAAGATCCATCGTATAGAAGCGCTTGACCTTTAATATACCGCGATGTCTTTTACATTGGTATGGGACATCAAGGTTAATCATAAGACCCTCTTTGTCCTCTGAAACTACCTTATTGAGCATGGTCTCAATTACAGACTGATCTGTTCCGCAATACATTGCTGGCAAGACACGAACATTTTCATTGTCTCCAAGCTCTTCTATCATTCTGTCCAGTTGTTTCCTACGCTCACAGTAAGCCGCTGAGCTTCTTCCCTGGTCGAATTCATGATCTGGCAACAGATCAAAAATTGTGTAGCAAATTCGGCTTTTATCATCATTTTCAGAGTTGACAATTCCCGTGGCTATGCGGAATGCTTCATTGTCAGAAATCCCGTCTTTGTCTTTAAGGGTCAACTCACCATCGAAAACCATATGGTCGTATTGATTCAGGACATTTGTGATATGTTCAAGACCGGACATGACTGCACCACTACGCCCTCTCATCTCTCCTTTATAGTATGTTGAACGAACCCCATTCAACTTTTGCGTGATGGAGAACCATGTTCCTTCACTAAAAGGATATTTATCAATCGGATATGCTTGTTGAACTTCCCATTCTGGAATGAGTCCAGGGATGGCTTTATTGACCGTTTTTTCTGTGACACCAAGTCTCAAAGTTTTTGCGATGAGCTTTGTGTAGATATCACGATCTTCATCATTCTGGATACTCAGGAATGCCTTTACCTGATAGATCGTAGTATCATCTAATGCCTTTCGTCTTGCCAAAGTTTCACAGACTTCGAAGATATTTGTAAAAGTTAGTGTAATGCGTGGATCGTATTCTACTGGCTGAAGCAGAGTAGTTTCTGAAACCTTGTAGGACATTTGTGGATGGCAAGCATAATACAATAGGCGCCTGAAAATATAGTCATCTTTATTCTGCGCCATAATAGCTAATTTTTCTTTGGAACCACGAGCCATTTTTAACCGCCGAAGTTCATTTAGGGAATTATGCAAATCAGCTATCAT